CTACCCGGTGATTTCGCTGATATTTAGGTCCGGAATTGCCTCGGACCAGACGATTTCCTCGTGGTCCCGTTGATAGTTTTTTGTCATGCCCTCGCTCGCATGACCAGCAATTTTCTGCCCATCCTTTCCGGCTTTTTTGTACAGGTGCAGTGACAGCGCCCGCACTTCATGAAAGCCCGGCATCTCTTCCTCCTTCCATCCCTTGTAGCATTCCGCCGCCCCCCGGGCGTCTTTGAACGCTCGAGTCAAATACCTCTCTTCGACCTTGGTCCAGTGGTCCTTCGTCTGTGCCTGTTTTTGTTTCATGCGATCGGGCTTGCGGTGCACCAGGTACGGCGACACGACATCATCGCGGCATCGGCTGATGACAGTCTGCAACTCTGGGGTGACGCGAAAACGAATCCACGCCGCGTCACTGGCCTTGGCCGTTTTCTTCTGCACAACGTACAGATGACCCTCCCGAACGCCATCGAACCGCATATCCAGAATATCGGTGCGTCGCTGGGCGGTGATCAACGCCAGGTCGATTGCGTTCTGCAGCCAGACGGGAGACTTTTCCCGGATGGCCTTCAGCCCCTCGACGGTGTGGCGCTTACGCAGTTTCTTCTCAATGCGATTGATCGTGCTGGCTGCCGGGTTGTCCGGGCACAGGCCCTTGGCTGCGGCGTGGTTGAAGATGTCTGTCAGCAGCGCTCGGCACTGGTTAGCCGTGCGCGGCGTGAGAGCGTCCAGCATTTCCGCGACCATGCGAATGGATATCTGGTCGACGGCTTTGCCCTCGAACTGCTTACGGAAGCGCCTGAAGTGGACTGCGTACAGGCCCAAGGTTCCCTTGGCCAGTTCGCGCGGCGGCAGGACGTCTCGCTCATAGGTGTCGAGGAAGGTGGCAAACGATTCCGATGATGCACTCATTACGGTGCCGACCAAGTCAGCGCCGCGCATGAATTCCAGGTTCAGCTGTTTCGCGGCATCGATCGCTTTGATGCGATCGGTGCCGAATTGAAACCACTTCCCATCGGTGGGCCGGCGGTAACGGTAGGTCGAGCGCCGCGCATCGAAGTACAGGTTCTGCGGGAGGTTCTTGTTCGCAGTATTGCGCGGCCTTGGGACCATCACGCAGCTCCTTTCAATACCATCGCCACCAGGTCGTTTCCTTCCGAGCGGTTGAATGCGGTCCAGTCAACGTACCAGAGTTTCCCGATCTGCTCGCCGGGCACCACTCCATTCCGGATGTGGTTGCGGATGGCCTGCGGGCATTGGGGCGTTCCGTTTTCGCCCCAGCGCCGGCGCTGGAACTCACTGATTTTGATCAGCTCTCGTTTCATTGGGTGCTCCATGCCGCGCGTGGCGGCAGAAGGTGGGGAGGGGTTATGGGTAGTTTTTGCTGATGCGCGTGGCGATGCCTTCGAGCTGCTCGGCCATGTACCACATGTCGTTGTTGTCGCGACGGGAGACGACCAGAGAGCGGGCGACGTTCCGGCCCATCAGGATTGCGATTGCCAGGCGGATCAGCGCGGCCTCGAACTTGCGACGGAGGAAGCCTTTGCGAAGGATCATCGCCGTGGCCCCGTGTAGACGAGCCAGGCCATGTAGGCGAGGGCGGGTAGGATCATGGGGTCACCTGCTTGAACTCGACGACCCAGACCCACGGGTTGGCGTCCCAGCTATGCGGCGATGCCTTGTATGCAGCCTCGCCTTTTGGGAATGAGCCGCCGGCGACGTGACACCAGAGCGACTTGAACGACTCCTTGGGAGTGCGCACGCAGAACGTGCCGGCGCCGCTAAGGTGGTAGTTGCGCCAGAACTGATGTGAGTCTTCCGTGGTTTTCGGTACCGGGATTATTCCCTCGGCCTGCGCCTGCTCGTCGCTGATGTCCTGCAACCGTTCTACCCGGACATCGGTGATCTCCAGCAGGATGCGACTGTCGGCTCGGAACATATGGATGCTGGGCTTCCAGCGGATCTTGTGAGCAGGAGGTATGTTTTCCAGCCCCGGAGGTAGGCAATGCGGGTAGGTAGCACGGTAAGTCAGGTAACCGGGATCCCCATTGCCTGCACGCGCCCAGGTCTCGCGAACCCACAGTCGGTCGCCGGGCTTGCCATAAGGGCAGCAATGCCTCGAAAAATTGCGCGAGGTCTCGCGGTTATTGGAGCCACTTCCAAACAGGTGGCCTTTCCACGAAAAGCCAGAGCCTTCGGTAAGCACAGGCTGTGGATTCACCGCACGTCGCGTTACTGTCTTCAGGCCTTCAAGGATGGCGCGCACCATCGGGGTCGAGAACAGGATCGGCCGTTCTTTTACCTGAGTCATGGTTGTACCTCGCGGCGCGCCCACTGCACATATGGGCCGTCTTCGGTGTCGAAAATTCCGAGCAAGAACCAGTCATACGCCGGCGGCGTTTCGGGCTCCCATCCGAGGCAGTGACAGGCGTCATCATCCCAATAGGGATGGGCTTCCAAGTCAGACTCCATGTGCCAGCCGACCACTTTGAGAAGCTGGCCATCGAGCCACGCTTTGTAGGCTTCGTGGTCTTCGTCGAATTCTGGGATGCCGGGGTGGTACCAGTACCCGTCTTCGTCGCGGACAACTTCGACGGGGCCAATCAACTTTTCTTCAGGCATGACTTCGTCCTTGCCGCTATAGCGGCTGACTTTGAAGGGGGAGGGAGTTACTGTACTGAGTTTGCGATAATCATCAGGAAAATCACTTACAGTTTATGGAGTGTTAAAAGTTGGATAAGAAACTTTTGATAGCGTTCGGCGCAGTCGCATTTGTATTTTTCGTTTTTGTAAGTTTTGCACTAGGTGTTTCGTTCGGAGCTGCTACGGACTCCTCCAATTTTAAAGATTATTGGGTTCCCGTACTAAGCATGATTGGTGGCTGGGTAGCAGGTATTGGAACACTAGCCGCGGTTGTTGTATCACTGTGGCTGGCACATAAGCAGTCTCTGGAAGACACGGAGCTCGTTGACGGTAAATTCTTTGTAGCAACCAATGGGGACGAGGATTTCTTTGCCCTCACCTTGGTGAGCAAGGGAAAGCGCCCTGCCAAGGTTCGGTCCGTCAGCGTGGGAGGTGCAGGAGCGAAACGTCATTTGTTTATCGCAAATTGGGGGTGGGGAAGTTCTGCACTTCCGGTACTTATGAATTATGGCGATGACGCAACCTTTCGCTTTAGAGATGATTTTGAGGATACGCTAGATGATTTTGTAAAAGCGAATCTTGACGGCGTAAAAGCTAGAGTTCGAATCTTGGTTTCAACTACCGTCAAGACGTATGAGTTCAAATTGGAGTAATTAATTTTGGCTTCGATGGAGGGAAGGCATGACGATTGAAGTGGATTCGAAGGGAAGGCCGATAGATCAGTCGTGCCGGCATTGCGGTGCACTGTTTACGGCTAGGGCACTGAAGAAACACCTGTTGATTTGTCTGGGCCCTCCTGGCAAGTGCGTTGGCGACCTAACTGGTGCTGCTCGAGCTCGTAGGCTTAAGATTCTCTGCGAGGGGCCGAAGAAGAAAAAGAAGCAACGTAGCGTGTTTACTGTAGGGGGTGGTGCCTACGGCTTGGGTAAGAGCCGGAAGCACTGAATCAGGCAGCCAGCCTCTGATAAAGCTCAATGATGTCTGCGGCATTGGCGCTCACCAGTGCTTCCGCTTCATCCGGACACACGCTGTTGCCGATCAATCGGACCTGGTCGGTTTTATTGATGTCTCGCCAGACTTCGGCACCGGTTGCCGGGTCGACAAACAGTCCGCGATCGATGATGTAATCTTTGTCGAAGCCCTGCGCGGCTTTCAGCTCAGGCGGTTGCAGCATGCGCAGGGTGATGTCCACCAGCACATAGCCGCCCACCATTACCATTTCGGCTGGGTCTTTGAAGTGCTCCGGCAGATACTCGTGCATGAAGGCGGCACAACGGCGGGCGCCTTCCATCTGCTCGGTCGTTAGCGTGTCAGGCACCTGCACAATCTCGACCAGCGCAACCCGGTCCTTGGTCGGCAGGGTGTGCATTGGCTCGGTGAGCGAAATACCGTCCTTCTCGTTGCCGTAGTACTTCACCAAGTAAGCATTTACCAGCCGCTGATTGGCGCCGGACTGGCAGATGGTTGAAATCGGGTTATAGGCTGATCGGCCGTCGCCTTTGTAGTACCCGCCGTTCGCCTGTTCGAAGAATGCGGCCGATACAGCATGGTGCCCGGTGCTGGTAGCGACCACACCGAGGGGGTTGTCGACATCCGCCCCAACCGAACCTTTTCTCAGCGTCACCATGTTCGCCGCGGCCAGCGCGAAGTGTCCGCCTTTGACCTGAGCAACTTGCGTGCGCAACGGTTCGACCGCGCTGAAGTTGCGCTGCGCTGAGCCGTTGGCGCACTCGGTGAGGAATGGCGCCGCCACCGGCTGGACCAGGGCGTGATGGGTGCCGCCAGCGCTGATCGTCGACAGCGCTTCGTCAACACCGTGAGTGCTGGTGTGTGATTCCGAGGTGCCGCGCATTGGGACAATGAAAGGCTTCGCGCTGGTCAACACGTGACGCCAGCACCCTTTGGCCACTCGACGCATGGTGTTCTCTGCCATCGGCTTATCGCGGAATATGGTGCGACCAAGGTTGCTCCAGTCGATGCACTCGGCGGCGGTGCGCCAAGGCTGCTGCTTGGCGGTAGGCGTCTTGTGGCGCTTCGGCGCTGGCCAGACGATTGGCTTCCCGTCGCTTCGTGCCACCAGGTACAGGCGCTTGCGGATGGTCGGTGTTCCGGCGTTGGCGGCGATGCGCTCGCGCCACTCGGCGTTGTAACCAAGGCCGCGCACCAGCGCCTCCATCGGCACGAACTCACCGATGGCCTGCATTATCTCCGGCATGTCCGGGTGATCGGCGGGAAGCCCCACGCTGATCGCAGCAATGAACGCCTTGAAGGTACGCCCGCGCTCGGCCTTGATTGGCTGGCCCTCTTCGTCGATCGGCCCCCAGTCGCAGAACTCCTCGACGTTCTCCAAGAAGAGCAGCCGCGATTTGGTGATGAACAGCCAACGAATCACCACCCATGCCAGTCCGCGAACACCTCGGTCACGCGGCGCACCGCCTTTCGCCTTGCTGTGGTGACGACAGTCAGGGGACGCCCAAATGATTGCAACTGGCTGGCCGCCGGTTGCTTTCCGAGGATCCACCTCATATACATCGGCAACGTAATGCGCTGTCTGCGGGTGGTTGGCGCGGTGCACGGCCAGGGCGATCGGGTTGTGATTTACCGCCACGTCCGGCTCCCGGTACGCCCGGGCAATGCCAGTGCTGGCGCCACCGCCACCGGCGAACAGGTCCACCACCAGTTCTTTTTCGAACGGCAGGCCCATGCTTGGCTGGCCATGGATGAACTGGGGAAGCTGCTGTTGTGCGGACATAGAGGATCCTCGCCGGCTGGCGTGATTCGTTGAAGTGGGGTATTTGTGTTGCCGGTTCAGTTCTCGGCAAGGGAAAGGCGATGTATCAGAAACAGTATTGGACAGAGCTATACGAGCTCAAATGCCATCAAAAATACCTGGCACTGCATCAAGAACGCGCGGAGGACTGGGAGCGTAGAATCAAGGTGTTCATGGCAATTGTTTCCAGTACAAGCATTGGTGGATGGGCGCTATGGAGAGAATTTGCTCCGCTGTGGGCAACGCTTATTGCTGCTTCCCAAGTCGTCACCGCCATCTATGCATTCCTTCCATTCAAGTCGAGAATAAAGCCGATTAGCTTGGCGGTGACTTCGCTAACAGTCCTTTTCGATCAGGCTGAGCATGGCTGGTTTGCGGTTGCAGAAGGAGAGCTCACAGACGCTGAGGTGAATGACGCCAGGTACAAAATCAGAAAGTCAAAGACAAAAATAATGTCGGATACGGTGGGAGTATTGATCATCCCCAATGATTTAGATCTGATGAGAAAGGCAGAGCAGGAAGCAATGGCGTACTTCAAAAATTACCACCCGAGGCAGGAAGATGACCAATAAAGTAGTAAGGCCGAGCGGAAAGCATGAAGGCGGACAGCCCAAAAGTAGCGAGAAAAACCTACCAGCAACGGTTGGTGGTATTGCTCCAATGCCGAAGGTGAAGCCGACCAAAAAGGACAAGTAGTTACGGGGCATCTATCTCATCCCCCGGATCCTGCTGAATCATCAGCAGGCTCTTTCGGTGAAAAGCCAGCGACACGTTTTGGGATACCTCAATAACGTGTCGCGGCGGATCCAGCAGCGGCAGACACTTTTGAGGCCCCATCGCATGCAGATGATGAATCATCAGCGTGATCGCCTCACCCTGTTCCTCTATGCCGCTCCACACCATCAGCTCAGCAAGGGCTTGGCGCGTGCCGGGCAGGCAGTGCAGCCTGATTTCCTCTTCGCCGCGCTCCTTCCTCTTCGCTGCGGCTTTCGCTGAGCGATCTGCATTGCTCTTGGCCATGGCCTGCCTCTTCAATTCCGTGGGCCGGTAGATCCAGCCATGTCTGTCGTCGGCGCTGGCGCACCTGGTTGCTGAGACGCTTCATGCTGCGACCTTCACCTGATGCCAGGCCCCGGCCGCATAAAACAACTTCGCGGCCTGCGCCTCTTCAAGCGATACCTCTGTGGGAACGGCGATCCATCCAGATGCAACCAAGTGGTTCTGGTTGCAGCTGTTTCGCAGCTCCAGGTAGTAATGCTCGATGGCATCCGTTAAGCGCTCGACTTTGTAGATGCCCTCCGGCGATATCTCCACCGACTTGACGTACTCAACGCCGCGCTCGTCTCGACACATGGCGCTGATGTAGATCGTCCAGCGGTGGGGGATACCACACACGGCCTGTCCAATCTTCCCGGGAGCGATGTTCTTCAGCGACTTGTAATTGATCATGCCCTGGTGGCCGCTAGGATCGATGTTCACCACTGCAACGTGGTTGGTGGCCAGCAGCGAACGACACGATCGGTCGATGCGGGCCTTGAGGTTGTGAGGTTTGCGTTTACTCATAATGAGTCTGCCATTAGCCGGAGTGCCTTTCGATCAGCCGGGGCCAACGCCTTTGGCTTTCTCTTAAGGACCGTTCCGGGGTCGATTTTTTGTGAGCGGGGAGGTGGCAGTGGGTTACGTGGTGGGTGTTTCAATTGGGCGATTTGCCCGCCAGCGGCCAGGAACTCGGCGATCCGGCTGGAGATTGATTCAGCGTTCTGCCGCTGCTGCTCGACTAAGTTGAGGTGGTTGCTGATCATGATCAAGCTCCTAAACGATGGGCCTGCGCCCTGGCTTTGTCCGCGACCTCATCAACCATTCGATTTAGTTCCAGATTGAACTGGACCAGCTCTTTGTGCAGGTTGGCGATGTAGTCTTCGTCGCGGTGAATCGTCTCGATGTAGAGCTGACACTCTTCATCTTGGCGAGAATCGAACGACAGAAAGTCCCACCATTTCCGTCCCGTAACGAACATGCAGCCCTGGACCTGAGGCATGTGTTCCTCGGGCATGCCTTCGAGCCATGTCTTGACGTGTATCGCCTCGTTAAAAGGGCACTTCGACTCGGTGCCGCCGTCATCGTTGATCAGGCCGTCTGGCGAGCAGCCGAGCCAGTCGTACTTCGGGTGGACGATGAACTCTGACGGTGTGACGATGTTGCCGGTCAGCATCTCGTAGGCGTCCTGAGCCTTCTGTTCTTCGGTGTGCCCCCACTTCAGGGAAGCGCTGCTGACGTTGTGCTTGGACTTCTTTGCCAGTCGCTCGAAGCACAGTTCGCGCATGTATGAGGTGCGCGCCCCCATAGGCTCGCGCTTCCCATTTTTGTCAGGCTTCCCCCAGGCGATCACGTCTTTAAACCGGCTGGCTGTCACTCGGCCAGATCGGTCTGTATGCCACTTTTCTGTGCCCTGAAGTTCCGTTCTCACTATGCCGCTTCCTCGGCCTGAGACAGGTCGTCGTGGTTGCCAGTTATGTCGGTGAAGTCGCCATCAACAGTTGCCGCCATGGCCTTGAGCGCTTCGTGACACTCCAGGCCGATCGCTGCACGCTGCTTCGGCTTGAGACCTGCCCAGGCTGTCGCATAGGCTTCGATGTCCTGCCGTTTTGCGACGACCAGAAGGTCTGCGAATACTCCGTCGATTTCCGGTGAAGGGGATTTCGGTCCGAACGAGACGCCCGAAGCTGCAGCGGTATTTGAAGCCTGCTTCGCGGGTGTGATATCGATTTCGCCGCCGTATGAATCTTCGAATTCATCGGGCGTATAGACGCCGAGGATGACGTCAGGGCAGAAGAGTCGCGCCCATTTTTTAGTCACCAGGTAGGCAATCTGCTGCTTGGGATCTTCCGCCCAAAGCGTAGAGTTCCGCGTGCGGACCTGGGTGAGCAGAAGGTCCAGAACTCGTGGCTCGTCTTCGCCTTTGAAGGTTGCCCAGACCTTGATCCCGAGACCTCTCTCGTCGTCAAAGCTCCAGGCCGGAACGCGGTACTTCTTGAACTCGCCTGTGTCCTCGTCCTTCTTGGTCTTGCTGGTGACTTCGCGCATTTTACCGATGACATTTTCCCAGGCGCCGAACCACTCGAAGTTCAATCGACCCTTGACTGGCGCCTTGGCGGTGATCACTGCGTTGACGAGCTGTGCCTCATAGCTCAACGCGCCGCCGTTGACGATAAACGTCTTCTGCGCAACAGCGAAAGGGTTCATCTGCCACTGCATTGCTTGTAGCACTACCGCCATGCAATCAGCTTGATTGCCCTTCAGATGCTTAGGGACTGTTGTCACTCCCTTCGACATCATCAGCGCCAGGTCGCTCATCGACTTCATGGTGCCCGGGTCAAGAATGAGCGCAGCTGCGTTGTGCGATGGGTCGTGGTACGTGGCAAGGCCGGTTGGGGCTTGGGTGTCTGAGTCAGTCATTGCGCTCTCCGTGGCCGACAAGGAGTGGGTCGGCCGTTAGATGGAAAGGGTGGTTAGAAGCGGATGGCTTGAAGCCAGGCGCGAGCAGTGTCGAGGTCCACGTCGAAGCCCAGGGCTACAACCTCGACAATGTCGTCAACCGATGGGGCGGTCGTAGTTACGTCGTCGGACTCAGCCGCCGCATGTGTGCTGATAGGCGTGACTTCGACCTTCTCTGCGACCGCTTGAGTAGCCACTGGGGTGACTGGAGCCGGTGCGGCAGCCTGGGCGCGCAGACGGGCCAGCTCTTCCTGGTCACGTTGATACTGTGCGTCACGTTCGCGCTGCTGGCGCTGTTGCTCTTCCTGCTGCTCACGCTGTTGGCGTTGCTGCGCTTCCATGTCGCGGCGCTGCTGGTCCAGCTCGTCCTGCTGTTGCTTCAAGCGCTTGCGGTCTTCCTCGGCCCGCTGCTTGCGCAGCTCCTCAGCTTCAGCGTCGGCAATGCGTTGCTTCTCGCGCAGCTCGTCGAGTTCTTTCTGCTGGGCCAGCAGCCTGGCGGCAGCTTCTTCTCGCTCAACGGCAGACTTGTGCAGTGTTTCCAACTGCTCAATTGCGTTGTCGCGAGCGATGGTGCCTTCAGCTTCGAACTCGGCATATTCTTCGGGCAGGATCACCGACACCTTGACGCCTTGCAGGATGTCGGCGATATCGGCAGCGCTACGGCTTGCATATGCGGCAGCGACAGAACTGAAGCGGGTAATCTTCGTCCGGATGGCTTCGACACGTTCCGCCTCGACACGCTCGCGCTCGGCTTTGGCGTCAGCTACGCGTTTTTCCTCGGCCTTAATTGCTTCGTCGACAGGCGCTTCGATAGCCAAGACTCGATCCTTCAGCGCCTCGCCGAATTCCTTTACCTGGTTGACGCGAGCCTGGGCATCTTTGACTTTCTGCTGATAGGGAACGAGTGCAGTCTTGGTGGTGTTCGCCAGGGCATAGCGCACGTCGCGGATATCGACGCGAACTTCCTTCGCATTCGCCAAACCTTCGCTGGTCGAGCAATCAACGACCAGCTTCGCGTAGGTGGTCTCCAGACGAACGATCTGTTCTTCGTGCGGCCGGTATTCGGCGATGTCGGTGACGGCAACCGCAGGGACTACAGATTTTTGTACGTCGTCGGTTTCGCTCATTTCTTGCGTGAGTGCTTGTTTAGTATTTGCGGACATGACAGTTCCTTGCGGCGCGGTGCGCAGCTTTGAAAGGTGTGAGAGTTATTGAGTGACGCGATCAGCGAGGGCGCCGAGCAGCATCAAGAAAGCGAAGAGGGCGAGGACAGGCAGAGAGCCGCGCCAGATCAGCAGGCGCCGCGCCCGCTGGCGACTGGTCACCTGAGCACCCGGTAAGTCATCTCGTGTGGCACTTGGCAGATGCTGGATGCGTCTCGGGTGACGCTGTAGGCCATCAGTACAAGCGCCAGGCCGGCGGTGAGAATCCAGTAGAAGGTTTTCACTACCGAACCCTCACCGCGATCCGGTGACCCTTCATGGTCGGCGCCAAGCGCTGCGGCAGGTTGACGACCAACTCTTCGCGCTTGCGGCCGATCACCTCGTTGAAGGGCAGGCCGAAGCCGAGCAGGGCGATCTTGCGCTCGATGTCGTCAAGCTGTTCGTCGATTAGGGTTTTCACTGGTGCGGTGGTCATGACGTTCTCCCTTGCCGCCTATCAAAGGTGCGGCGCAAACGCTCGGTGTATTTGGCGTCTTCGTCGGCGCTGATGATGCTCAGCGTGCGGAAGATGAGGATTGCGGTGTTGGCTGATGCCTTGACCGCTATGGCGCTGCACTGCGGGTCGATCATGCTTTGGATGTAGCCATCAAGCATGCCGGTAGCAAGATCGTGCTGGCTGCTCATGCTGACGCCTCCTTCAAGCCCCAAAACTCACCGATGGCATCGACCGCTGCTGCTACACGTTTCGCACTCGCCTTGCGCTCTGCAAGCAAGCGAATATCGCGGTCTGCCAGTGCCTGGGTGCGTTTGAGAGCGGCGGCCTCGTAGTCGTGGAACTCGTGGGGCTTCGCTCTCTTCTCGCGGCCCCAAGCGTCGTAGCGCCTATCCCACTCCCGGGCCTGCGCACTGTCTGCATAGCTGGTTGCCATGGTCGCCTCCAGAGTGGCGGGTGTTGATCCAACAAAACTCGGCTGCACTCATCCGTACCGCTGGTTGCCGTTGGGCGCGGAGGGGAGTGCATGCGGATTTGGTCGGGAAGGGGACCCAGGCCCGCTACTGGCGACAGCCTGGGTTTGCAGCATCAAGTTGTCTTCGAGCGATGGGGTGGCCTACCGGAATTCCGGCCGATGCGCGGTGACATCGACGACCTACTGTCCGCTGCCTGTATGAGTGTTGGGTGCAGCCTTCAGGCTTGCTGCACCACGCAGGGGACTCAATGATCTATTTCATGATGGTCATCCTCCAATGAGCGCCGTTGGTATCTTGGCGGGCGCTCGCCGTTCTCTGGTTTGTTGCATGCAGGTGGGCGGTTATAGGCCGTAGATTCGTCCGTATCCGTCTGCCCACTCAGCGAATGGGCAGATGTGATGCTTCAGCCTTCGCAAGACCATTGGTGATGGTTTGCGTGTTCCTCGCTGCAGAACGGCAGGCTTTGGTGGCGTACATATTTCTTCTTGCGTACCGGGTCGTACGCCTGATCGATGATGGTTTTGTAAACCACCGGGTCGGCGGGCTTTCCGCAGCGGGTGCACTTCGTTGGTGTTGTTGTTTGATTCACGGCTGCTGCTCCGGTTGATTTCCCGTCTGGCCCTGTCGCCAAGGCCAGCCAGTGAAATCAAATAACCGCCGTCATGGTCTTGGAGCCGTCGCCATGCTCAGTGGTGAACATCATCGGGGCGGGGCGCCCAGCGCGACGGATGAGGGCATTAGCTTGCGCAAATACAGGGTTTGGTTCGTCGTTGCCATCGGGCAGCAAAGTGCTGCAGACGAGGCTGGAGCAGTCCTCGCCGTTCGGACCTTCGCCGTCGTGGGCAATGTCGAAGCTCGCCACCATTGCGATGCCCTGGTCCTTGCAGATGCCGATGATCTGCTGCATGAGCGGGCTGATCTGATCGTCGTAAACCTGCTCTTTGTTCATGGTCATGCTCCGGTTGTTTTCCCAATGCACCCGTCACCAGGTGCATCAGTGAAAAATTCCGTTTCTCCACCACGCGCATCGCCGGATTCATATCTCTGGCCGTCGTCGCACATTTCGTGTTCGGTGCTGGTACGGCTGGCTTGCGTGGTTTCGCGTACTCACATCTGGTGAGCACGGCCAGTTCCAGAGCTGGCGTGGCATCGACTATTTATTGCTCGCACTTACCGGCTGAAACCCGGGGTAGTCGATGGCGAGGATCCTGAGCTGTTAAAGAGCGGCGGATCTCTCGACCCTTCGCAGTCGGTCCCTGATTGGGTGCCGGTTGCGATGGAGCAAAAGTAGCACCGCTACTAAAACAAGTAAATAGCACTGCTAATATATTTTCATGCAGGCGTAAAAAAGCCCGCATGCAGCGGGCTGTCTGGGTAGGGAGTACCTTAATCGGTGATTGGGGAATATTTCCCGCTTACAGCATCCCTGAAGATAATTTCGCAGAAAAGCCTAGGGCCATCCCGTAGCGCTACCAGCGCTTCTTTCGCTTCATCCTTGGTTTCAAATGGGCCTGCGCCGACCGCCTGCCCCATCATCGAAACCACAGGGAATCCGGCTGCTGAAATGGCTTCCGAGGTGCGATCCCGCTCCTCTTTATCTCTGCACGCAGTCGAGGCCACCCAGCCAAACTTCAGTTGCGAAGGCTTGACCGCCTCAACATCAGCGCCGCAGTGCTTGCACTTGATGGCTGCATTCTTGATCGACTCGGCACAAAGAGGGCAGAGGCGCGTATTTGCCTCAGCAGCCACCGACGTGCTGACAGCCTTGCCACCGAGCAATACCATGAGAAGGCCAGCCAGGGTGATCATCCCGCCGACAATCGTATGCACCTGGCGGTCAGCCATTAGTCCCAAGTTATTTACTCGGCCGCCTGCGCCAGTTGCAACCGACACATCCATGCTCAGCGCGAATACCAGCCAGCAGATGCCGACGATCAGCGCAAAAGTCCCAAATCCTTTCATTGAATCCCTCCCGTAATTGAGCCCGGACTTTACCATTCGTGGCGCACGGCCACCATTGATCGGCAACAGTGCGCCCAGATCAGTCCCGGCCTTGAGCTTTCAACCTGGCCAAGCCCTGGTGAATATGTCCAGTATTCTCGCCGATGGCGTTCAGGGCGCCGCGCACGTTGTCGCCAGTCTCGGTATGGCCTTGTCTCTCAACCAACAAGGTCAGCTCCATCAGGGCAGCCTCAAGGGCGAGTTGATTGTGATGCAGGCGTTCAAGGACATCAGGGAGAGAGTATTCAGGGGAGGGCATGGCTTCGACTCCGTTCGATAGAACTGAGAGCCTAGCAGGGGAGGGAGGAACGAAAAAGCCCGGCACTTGGCCGGGCTCTTTATGCACGTGGCCAAATCCCTTTGGCTGACTGCAGTGTGCTTGGTAGGTGTGACGAAGGCGTGACAGGGCGAGAATTAAAAAGCCCGGCGCTGGGCCGGGCTTGTTTACTGCTTGGCTTCAGATTGAGTTTGTCGAACCCTCAAGTCTGTAACCTGCTGTAGCACGCTGGAAAGTTTCTGATCAAGCTTGGTATCGAGAGCATCAATTTTGGTTTCGGAGCGATTGAAGCGCGCTTCAATAAGCTCGTTAACGCTCTTGAAGTCCTGCTTTGTTTCGACTCGAGCATCATTTATGCCATCGTCCAGCCGCGTATACATGACCCAGGCCGACGCCAGGACTGCAGCTATGACTGGCAGTGTCTGAGTAAGAAACATGTCCATCCTAGACGTTGTGCTGGTTGCCACTTCTAACGCCTCCAAATTGGCATTCCATGCCGGTAGATAGGTTAAGGACTCAGTGCTTACTGGATATTTGAACAGTCGTTCAGCGACTCCAGAATGGGCGAACATAATATACGCCTCGACTGGCCGTAGATTTCCGCTTGTCGCTTTTACCGCCTCATACCGGCCTTTCCGGGAAGCCCCCTCTACTACCGTGTGAATGTAGTTCACAGTATTCGAAAATGCTAGGGCGGTAGGTAGGGAAACTATCGCGGCCCCTGAAAACCCTTCGGAGAAGATGCCTGCATCATTTTTTGCGACAGCAGAGATCTGCATTTACGCATCCTCAACCTGCTTTGGGTGCCGACTGGTTGTGATTCGTCAGCACCTCGTTCAGCATATCGCGCAGGCGAGTTGCAGCGGTGAAACTCATCGAAAAAGTCGCATAGTCAATGCGATTCAGCGCATAGTCATCGTGACTGACGGTTGATGCAAATGCGCCTGGCGACACCTCTTTGAGGGTTTCATGATTGATATTGATAATGTCGCGGCCAAAAGTAACGCAGATTTTTTCCTCTGTGCCTGATCCGAATCCAACACTTACAAACTGGTCAACGTATTCGCTGATGTAGTTAGGGGCTTTGTGGTGATCAAGCCTGAATCCATCCTTTATCTCTGCCATGCCTGCATTTCCTTTAGGTCGCTTTCAATGTGTTGAGTGAGTTTTTCTACAAATTCCAGCCGTGACACCTACCCAGACTTGCCCCGCACAATCCTTCCCGCCTTCACCTCATCAGCGTAAGCAGTCAGCCGATCCTCATCGGCATGGAACACAGTGCACATCCTCAGTACTGCCTGGGCGTCCGCCTCATTGCCAGCCTGGCTCAGCCGCTCGGCAACTCGCAACAGTTCCACCGCTGACCACTTCAGATCGGAGGCGACACCCTGGAGGTCGCGCTTTAGGTCTTGCTCTGGCTTATTAAGTCCCATCATCAGTCCTTGCAAATCACAGCTACACCAATTCCTTCAGCCCGCTATAGCAATTCTCAGCGCTACCGCAGCCTCGAGCAGCTTATTCGCCTGGTTCGAGACAGCCGTCGCCAAGACATCATTTCCAGCGTCCTTCAACATCGCTGCCAAATCGAGCAGCTTGCCCACCTCGATCTCAACGACGCGAACGGATTCGGTTATCTGGTATTGAAGTGAGTGCGCCATGCCATCAACCCTCGTTCCAGATCGGCTGGGATTCCCGTATATCAGGTGCTCCGCCTTGCCTCTAATGGTTCTCCGGAGAACAGTTAACGACGTTAACCCTTTGGCCGCGCCAGATCAGCCCCGACGAGGCGCCCGCCGGACAGTTGACCACCAAAATACTCGGCCGAGAATTCGAATTTCTGCCATGTGCTCAGGCGCAAATATCTCGTCGGGATACTCTTCGTGGTTCTCGCTGCGAGCCCTGACGCTGCCGCCTGGCATTTTGTAGAGATACTTGGTCCGAAGCATGCCTTCATGGTCAAAGGCATATATCTCACCATCAATAATGTCTGTTTGTCCGCGATCGACGCCGACAGCCGCGCCGTCCAAAATCATGCGCTCCATGCTTCTACCGTGAACTCTCGCGCACATAGCGTCGCTGATGCTGACGCCGGCCTCTCGGAGGGTGGCTTTGGAGAAGCGCAGCTTCCTTCCTGGAACCTCAACTACGTGTGTCATACCGCTTCCGGCAGCCAACTGGACCTCTGCAAAATACGGAACCTCAACTTCATCATCGTCGAGCGGAGTGTCCTCGTCCCAAATACTCATGGGAACGAGATCTGTGCTTCTACCAGGCTCAGCATCGCTCGGAGTCGAATTAAGGCTCACCATAGAAAGAAGGCGAGTGCTCACTTGCTCGGGGCTGAAATCGAGAACCTTGGCCAGCCTTAGCAGCGCCTCAAGATTCAGCGGAACCTTCCCAGTGGCGTACTGGCTGAAAGCGCTTTGACCTGACCATCCGCACGCCTCGGCAACGTCTGCCTGGGTGAGACCCCTGCCGGATGCTTTGGCTGCTGCTTTCTTTTCTTCATAAATAGCTTTGAGCCTGACGCTCTCGGCGAATTCTTCGGGTGTTAAAGGCCGTCGTTTTTTCATACCAGCAAGGGTATTAGCAGCGCTGCTTAAACCACAAATAGCGGTGCTAGTATTTTGTTGCTCATAAAAAGTAGCGCTGCTACTATCCATGACAGATACCGAACCGTGGAAATTCCATGAAAAAGATTCCTTTGAATGAATATCTCGATAAGCACGGCACTCAAGCCGTGCTGGCGGCGGCCCTCGGGGTAAATCAGAGCGCGATTTCCCAGATGGTTAGGTCTGGAAGAAACATCGAGATCTCGCTTCTTGATGACGGTCGCGTCGAGGCGAATGAAATCCGCCCGATCCCCGCCCGCCCGCGAAACACAAGTCACGCCGCCTAACCCTATCTCCCGTTACCAGACCGAATGCGGAAGTGAACCAATGGCATACAAAAACAAGACGCATCGCAACACCCACCAGCTGAAGTCGCGCCTCAATGACGCCGCTTACGCCGCTCTCCAAGTGGAAGCGTTAGCGCGTGAGATTCAGCCGGGCGCCTTGGTTCGCGACCTCACGTTGGCAGCTCTGCGGTTCAAGGAGGATTACGGGTACTTCCCGTTGATCGATGACGGCGAACCGGACGAGCTGGACGGCTTTCCAGCGCTGGGCGAACTGGCCCGCGAGCTGAAAATTCAGCCTGGTGCGCTAGTTCGCGACCTCATCCGAGCAGCCCTGAAAGCCAGGCGAGAGCAGGACACTATTTCCCAGGTTAACGACAAGAAACTTAGCGCCTGAGTAGGCCATGGAGGAGGCACCAATGTCCGCAATACCCGAAGCAGGGCAGTACACGCAGGACGAGAAGGACGAGCTTGAGCGCTGGGCTGATGAGGTTGGTATCGGCATGGATCAACTCGCTGACCGGATTTTGCAGATGACAGAGCTGGCGGTCGAGCGGCGCAGCGCTGCTCGCCTCGCAACGAATAAAACAAACTTGCGAAGACGCCTTGCTGATCACTGCGCACAAGAGGCGCGGACAGGAAACGTGGTTTCGATTTTCCCCGTGAGGTAACGGTCTGGCCCCTTATTAGGGGCCAACGCAGTAGGGATTGGACTAAGTGGGGCTGGCACCTAATTAGAGGCCAAGAAGAAAAGAAGGTCATGGATTCGTCCCTGATCAGTTGATGAATGAATGATCGCGGAAGTAGTGGCTCGGTGCCACGCGAGAAGAAGAGGTGATTTCGCAATGGAAGAATTTGAAAGAACGCTGCACCGGGAAGTGAAGGCTGACGGCGGCACTGCGCTGGCCAAGCGGATGGGTGTGAACGAAACCACGCTGCTGGATTGCGCGAATCCAAACCGGGCGAATCACAAGATGAACATCCAGATGCTGGGGATGGTTCTGACTCACCTGCCACTGGAAGGGCGCCTGAGCGTGTTGAGCGCACTCACCAACCAGTTCGAATGTGACGTTGTGCTGCGCAAGCGTCCAGAGCCGAAGCCGCTCATGGCTGCGCTGTGCCATCTCACCGCCGAATGCGGCGACGTGGGCCGACTGATCTTCGACGCTACTTCTGACAACCACATCAGCCAACACGAAAAAGCCCAGGGCGATAAGGCCATCCAGGAAGCCATCGACGCGCTGCATGTGCTGCGCGAGTCGCTGAAGGCTGCCTGAATTTCAGACACAAAAAAGCCGACGGAGAAGGTCGGCTGATTCGCAAAACTAGAGAGCGCCGATTATGCAGAGCCAACCCAATTCAAGCAATACCCCGAACAATGTCGCGACACGTTTTCATAATTCACAAAACGTGTCGCGCCTCAAGTCTCGTTCTCAGGGAGTCAAGCAATGACCCCCGACAACATCATCCAGCTGAACAGCAGCAGGGGATTCACCCGTATGGACAACAGCCTGATGGAGGCTTTGGCTACGGTTGACCTGCCAGCGCGCGAACTGCGCGTTCTCATGGCCATTGCACGGCAGACCATCGGCTATCAACTCGAAACCAAGCGCCTGACCGCCGACGATATCGGCAAGCAGACCAACATGCGCCGAGACGTCACGTCGAAAGCGATCAGTCATCTCCTTGAGCGTCGAATCATTTTCCGTGTAGGGGGAAGCCGAGGTGATATCGGGATTTCCCCTATTCGCGAGTGGTCCTTCTACGAGGCAAAACCAGCGAATCTCACTGAGACCAAATCGTCTCACTCAGCCCAAATCGTCTCACTGAGACCTGATGCGAGTGAGACCAAAACGGCAACTTGCCTTCTCTATACAAAGAAAGAACCCCTATTAACTCTTTCTTCGAAAGAGATTAATCCGCCCCAAGCGCAATTGGCTCCGCCGAAGCCTGAGCGGAAGAAGCCGTTCGGCAAAACCCAGATGCTGGCCAACAACCCGAACGCCATTCCTGAGCAACTGCTGGTCGACTGGCTGGCCCTGCGCAAGACCAAGCGCGCTGCGACCACCGAGACCGTCTGGGACTCTCTGAACGCCGAACTGGTCAAGTGCCAGGCCGATCACGGGATCGACGTGAAGACCGCCATGACCGAGGCGCTGTCCGCTGGATGGCAGGGTTTTAAGGCCGACTGGATCGCCAAGCGCCTAGCTGACCAGCCCGCCGCCAAAATTGCCCCGCAGAGCCGTCACACCGGCTTCGCTGACCGCAACTACACCGACGGACTAATCCAGCGGGAGGACGGTAGCTATGCGTTCTGAGCCAGTACAAACGACTCCTGAGTTTCCACCAGGAACTCGCATCCAACCCGCCGACTGTGACACCCACGGCGAGTTCGAGCAGAAGATCTTCTCGGTCATCGGCCGCGAGCTGAAGACCGGTTGCCCTGAGTGTTCCCGCATTGCCCAGGAAGCGACGGATGAGTCCGAGCGCCAGAGTAAGGCGCTGATGCTCCGCATGGCCATGGAGCGCAAGCTTGGCTCGGCGCTGATCCCGAAGCGCTTCGCTGGCAAGACCTTCGAAGGCTACGTGGCTACCACCGCCGAGCAGCACAAGGCGTTGAATACCTGCCGCCGGTACGCCGCCGAGTTCTCGCAGATCGCCGAGTCGGGTCGCTGCCTGTTGCTGCTGGGCAAGCCTGGCACTGGCAAAACGCACCTGTCCGTGGCGATCGCGAACGACATCATGGCCCGGTCGAGCGCTACCGCCGTGTACCGCACTGTCGGCTCGGTCCTGCAAGCCATCCGCGCCACGTACGACCGGACCAGCGAGCAGAGCGAAAGCCAGATCCTGTCGAGCCTCATCAGCCCATCGCTTCTGATCCTCGATGAGATCGGCGTCAGCAAGGAAAAGCCGAGCGACTTCGAGCTGACCACGCTGTTCGCAATCATCAATGGTCGGTACGAGGAGCAGCGCCCGACGGTGATCGTCTCCAACCTGGACGCCAAGGCGTTGCCGGCGGCAGTCGGTGAGCGCTGCGCGGATCGTCTGCGAGAGGGCGGGGTGATCGTCATTCCATTCGAGTGGGAATCTCAGCGCGGCAAGGAGGGTTTCTGATGATCCCTAAATCCACAGCGACACTGGCCTGCACCTTTGCCGGTTTCGCCATCGGCGTGTTCTGCGTCCTGATCACAATGGCGGTGACGGCATGAGCGACAAGATCAGCGTAAACAGCCAGGCCAAGCTCACCGAGGCCATCACCAGCCTGACCACCATGTACCGCGACAAGAAGTTTGTCGTGGTGTCGCTGCGCCCGGGCAAGGATCGCACGCTCGATCAGAACTCGTTGTGGTTCGGTATGTACAAGCGAATCGCCGAGATGACCAAGATCGGCGACGCAGCGGACGCTCGGCGTTACTGCAAGCTGCACTTCGGTGTGCAGATCTTGCTGAACGAGGACTCAGGGTTTCAGGCGGCCTGGTATCGGGTCATGCGCCATCTGCCCTACGAGGAGAAGCTGGCGATGATGGGGGAGTGCAAGTTGTTCGGTCCTGACGGCTTTCCGGTGACCAGCCTGTTCAATCGCGCCCAGGGCGTGGCGTATACCGACCGCATCGCCACGTTCTTCACCGGCCAAGGCGTGGTGTTCACCGATTTGCTCAGCAAGGAGGCTGCATGATCGCCAAGCAACCCAAGCCGAAGAAGTGCAAGAACCCGGCGTGCGGCATCAGCTTCCCGCCGCAGCGACTGGGTCAAGCCGTGTGCAGCCCTAAGTGCGGACTGGCCATCAAGGACGTGAATCAGGAGAAGGCGCGCAAGTCTCTGGCTCAGATTGAACGGAAAGAGATCAAGGTCCGCAAGGAGAAGCTGAAGAGTCGGGCCGAGCACCTCAAAGACACGCAGATTGCTTTCAATACCTGGGTGCGTGAGCGCGACGCCGAACTGCCTTGCATCAGTTGCGGCCGTCACCACCAGGGCAAGTACGACGCGGGGCATTACCGCACCGTCGGCAGCAACCCTGCACTGCGCTTCGAGCCGCTGAACTGCCATCGCCAGTGCTCGCCGTGCAACACCCAGCTGTCCGGGAACATCGTGAAATACCGCATCGCGCTGGTTAAGCGGGTCGGCGCCGAGCAGGTCGAGTGGCTGGAAGGTCCGCATGAGCCGAAGAAGTACACCGTCGAAGAACTGAAGGCGATGACCGCCGACTACCGGGCAAAAACAAGACAGCTGAAGGGGAGAGCAGCATGACCTATCGCAACGTGGTATCCGCAGTAGTCCGGGCGCTCGCCGCCGAAACCATCAACTCCGCCGGCGGCTGTGACTTTGAGCCAAAGGTGCAGTGCGCCAAGCAGAAGGGGGAGATCGTCGGCAAGGAGGCAGCGTTCCTCACCGACTGCTGGGTGTTTGGTCGCCTGCACAAAGCCCTCTCGGCAGCGCATTGGCGCGTGCTGGTGGCGAAGTTCTCGACCCACACTGAGCGCAAACATGCCGCCATCGCTGAGTTGACGAGGGTCATGCGCTCGCCGGCTCCTGAGCGATTTCTGCATTGCGCCGTGGTCACCTGGGCGTTGCCGAAGTTGCCGGGCGTGGATGGCAAGCGCTCGACCAACGTACTGCCGGCTGGCTGGTACGAAATGGATAACTGGTCGAATGAACCGCATCCGATCAAGACGCAAGAGCGGTGGCGGCGCGACATCCGCAAGACGCTGGAGAGCAGCGTGGACCAGGCATTGGTCGAAGCTCAGCACATCCTCGAACATGAAGGCCTTGTGATGTCAGAAGTTGCTTGACTGGTGTTGATCCAATGAGCCATTATCTACCCATCCTGTCATTCCTGCGTGTGTAGGAGTACTACAAAAAGCCCGGCCATTGAGTTGGGTTTTTTATTGCGTGCGAAATTGAGTTTTGAAGCTACGATCAATTTGATTGCACTCTAAGCATTTTTTCGATTTTTGTTGTGGTGAATTGACCGGTGCAATCCTGAGTTAGATAAAAATAGCTAACAGGAGCACGAGATGAAACTTCCAGAACCGCTACTTTCTGCTGTGCAAAGGTATTTTGACTCTCATCATCCGTACTGGCATCTAGCTAGAATTAGAGAGGCTGAGATGGAAACCGCGGAGGACAAAGTTGCCTGGGACGCAGCACGAAAAATGTTTCCTGAATTGAAATTTCGAGATGAACCAGGAGCAGGTGCAGAGTTCTTGACTTTCCATCGAGAAATGATGCGAGAGTATAAGTGGCTGCTTAATAAGTATCCTACAACGGTGGCTTATGATCCGTGGCCCACAATTCCTCATGACGTTCGAGACTTCATAGAAACCAATTACAGCGTCCCAGTCGGGGAGGGGTTGAATACAATTTCAGACTTGACTTTATCTGGGTTGCTTTCTGATATAGGTGGATTTATTGAGCCAAGTCCAGCTGGTAATTTTTCAGGGGGTGGTGGCTTACATGACGCCTCTCACGGTGCAGTCAGTGAGTTAGAAAAGACGAAAAAATTACCAAAAAAGTTCAGCATGGGTTCTCCAAGTACCGCCCATCGAAATATTGTGTTCTATCAACTGCACGGGTGGATTGATGAGTGCTATGCCGCTTGGCAGCGCGCCCATGGTGAGACTCCTGATCTTTCTCCGAAGGAACCTTCAGAAATGCATGGCGCTCATGGCATGCATGGCATGGTAGTGCTATCTAACTTAGACACATTAAATAATGCAATTAGTGCTGTTGATAGACTATTAAAATTTGATCGTCATTGGTTGAAAAAACCAAGCAGCCATTGACGACGGTTATACATAAAATTCTTATCATCTCTTCATGTGCCCGCCATTGAGCGGGCTTTTTTATTCAATCATGCCCACCACGGAGTCGAGCGCATGGAGCTTCTCTACCGCCTGCTCGACAGGTTGGATACATGGTTCACAGCTGGGTTGCTCGGGGCAATCGCTGCGAGCTGGTGGCACCGGGACGACCTGGTCGACCGAAAGGCCTGGGTGATCTTCATTTTCTCGGGTGCTGCCAGCGCTCATTACTTGACGGGTTTGGTCAGCACCTACCTCGGCGTCGTCGAGCCTCGAAGCGTTGCCGGTATCGGCTTCCTGCTCGGCACCTTCGGTGGATCGCTGATTGCGGCAATTACCCGGGCCATTAAAGCCGCTGACCTCTGGGCATTCATCCGCCAGCGGTTCGGGGGAGGCAATCCACCATGAACTACGAACTGATCAATTCCATCGCGGTTGGCCTGATTTCGCTCTGGGCGACCTGGTGCGTACTGAGCGGGAAGGTGAGGGACGGCATCCTTGGGAAGCTGATCTACTCGACGATCGCCATCAGCGGTTTTGTGGTGATGGTTCGGAGCCAAAACATCTTCTTCGGCCCGACCACCGCCGGACTGACGCTGCATGTGTCCCTCGCCCTGGCCGGCGCCCGCCACATCTTCATGGTCACGTTTTGGCAGCCGGTGAAAGCCTGGCTCTGCCGCACGCTGAACTGTGAGCACTGCATGGCCTGCGACAAGGTCGCCAAGGCACCGGAGAGAAAGACTTCATGACCCTTCTTCGGTTGGTTCCGGCGTGGATGTGGGTTGTCCTCGCTGCGCTCGCATCCATCGGCTACCTCTCGTTGCGTCTGGATAGCGTGAAGGCTGACCGCGCACTCGCAACGACTGAGCGAGACTCGGCCACGGCCCGAGTGACGTCGCTTGGCTACACGCTGCGCCTGCAACGACAAATCACTGATGACATCAACCGAGTCTCCGACGATGCGAAAGCCAAGACTGAACACGTTACGGCTGCCGTTGCTATTGCTGATAGCCGGGCTCGCAGCTTGCAGCAGCAAATCACCGACCTCATTGCCGCCCGAAAGTCCTGTACTGCCGAGGTTGCCAGCGGAAGCAAGGCAAGATCCGACCTTACCGTTCTGCTCGCCGACTTGCGTCGAATGGCTGACGAAACAGCGGGAAGCCTGGCAGCAGCGCTTGACCGAAGCCGAATAGCTGGCTTCGCGTGTGAGGCGGCTTACTCGGCTGCACAGAAGAGCAGGTAGCCCGCGACACGTTTCGCGAATCAGCAAATTGTGTCGCGACATTGGAGAAGGGCATGACCAACATCACCCGACTGCATCACGCATTGCCACTGAGTCCGGCGATCGTGAAAGCGATCAACGAAATGGACGAGAGCCTGCGCAAGGCTATTGATGACGCCAAGGCTGCCGGAATGCCGCAGGGGCTGGTCGTTGCATTGCTTCATGGCCAGGCTCATTCGCAGACCGCGATCATGGTGAACTGAATGACCATCAAGGTTCTGGAGTTTAAGCGTGAGGGGTGGCGTGACACCGTCCGGTCACTGCGTAAGATCGCCGATGACCTTGAGTCGGGCGAGCGTGAAGCCTGCTCGGTCGGTGTGATCGGCATGCGTACCGAGAGTGGTCGTATCGATGTGTTCGGGTTTGGCCCTATGGCTGACGACATGCAGTCGCTTGCGCTGTTCCGCCTGGGTGAGCAGAAGCTGATCGAAATTATTCTGGAAGACGCGGAAGTTTAGGTGTGCCGCAGGTAAGTGCGGCACGGATTTATCAGTCAGTTTTCAGAGCTTGCTGAATTAGATCTGCATAGGAGGAAAGCCTTTGCAGTTCTTCCTGCACAATTGTGTGGCGTTCTGGGGAGTTCGAAACTTTTGCATGAATCAGGACCAGTGCAGCCGCAACTGCTGCCTCTCGAGTATCTGCTGGGGTCTCACTGTTATAGCCATCTCTGGCTCGTAGGTTTTTGAAAAATTCAGACATCTTGGTTATCTCGTAAGGGTTGGATCCATACCAATACCGGCAACACGCCACTATATCAATCCCGGCTTTAGGCTTACCTGAGACAATTTATGACAACCAAGCAACCCGACTGGGAGGCAATCGAACGCGCCTACCGGGCCGGGTTGCTTTCAATCCGAGAGATCGCATCAACCCAGGGCATCACGCACGGTGCCATCAACAAGCGCGCCAAGCGGGATGGCTGGGAGCGGAACCTCAAGGCGAAGATCCAGGCCAAGGCCGATGCGCTGGTATCCAAACGCACGGTATCCACTGCGGTATCCACCAAACAGGCGGATACCGAAAGAGAGATCATTGAGGTTAACGCCGAGGTCATTGCGAACATCCGCATGGCTCACCGTGGCGACATCTCACGCGGCCGACGCCTCACGAACAAACTGCTGGATGAGCTCGAAGGGCTGACGGATAACCGTCACCTGTTTGAAGAGCTCGGCGAGCTGATGCGCTCCGAAGACGACAACGGGCAGGACAAGCGGAACGACCTGTACCAGAAGATCATCGATCTGCCTGGCCGCTCCAAAACGATGAAGGAAATGGCCGAGACGCTGAAGACCCTGATCTCTCTGGAGCGCCAAGCCTACGACCTCGACACCAAAACTGGCGGCAATGACGCCGACGAGCTATCGAAACTGATGGACGATCTATCGAAGGAAGCCTGACATGAAGCCCGAGCATTTGAAGCTGCTCCGGGATAAGCGATGGCGCCTGAACAACCTCTACTTCATCACGGACAAGCAGGGCAAGAAGGTCCGCTTCCGGATGACGCACGAGCAGGTCGAATACTTCGACGGGATGCACACCCGCAACATCATCCTCAAGGCTCGGCAGCTCGGCTTTACCACCGAGTGCTGCATCATCCAGCTGGACGCGGCGTTGTTCGAGTCGGGCAAGTGCGCGTTGATTGCTCATACTCTGAACGATGCAAAGCGCCTGTTCCGCGAGAAGGTGAAGTACGCCTACGACAACTTGCCTGCTGAGATCCGCGCTGCCAACCCGGCAAGCAATGATGCTGCTGGTGAGCTGGTGTTTAGCAAGGGAGGTTCGCTCTACGTATCCACTTCCTTCCGGGGCGGCACACTGCGCTACCTACATGTGTCCGAATTCGGGAAGATCTGCGCCAAGTTTCCGCACAAAGCCCGTGAGATCGTCACTGGCGCTTTCGAGGCTGTGGCCACTGACTGTTTCGTCACGATTGAATCAACGGCGGAAGGCCGGGCCGGCTACTTCTTCGATTACTCGCAGAGTGCTGAGCGCCAGCAACTGGCTGGTGTGCCCCTGGGCCTGCTGGACTGGAAGTTCTTCTTTTTCAGTTGGTGGAAGAACAAGGCCTACTGGCTTGACCCTGTCGACGTGGTCATCCCGCAGCGCCTGACCGATTACTTCAACGAGTTGCACGCCAAGCACGGGATCGTCACGAACGACGGCCAGCGCGCCTGGTACGCGGCCAAGGAGAAGACGCTCGGCGACGACATGAAGCGGGAATACCCGTCCCTGCCAGCCGAAGCCTTCCAGCAGTCAATCGAGGGCGCTTACTACGCCCAGCAGTTCACCAAGCTCTACGCCAATCAACGTGTCGGTGTGCTGCCGAACAACAGCCATTTGCCGGTGATGACTTTCTGGGATATCGGCGTCGGCGACTCCACGGCCATCTGGTTCGTGCGCCAGGTCGGGGAAGAGTTTCACGTCATCGATTACTACGAGAACAGCGGCGAAGGCTTGCGGCACTACATGAAGGTGTTGAAGGACAAGGGTTACACCTATGCCGAGCACTGGGGGCCGCACGACATCGACAACCGAGAGTTCGGCAGCGATGCAAAGACCCGCCGCGAACTGGCCCGTGAGGGCTACGAGATCGACGGACAGAAGTACTGCATGACGTTCCAGGTCGTTCCCAAGCTCGGCATCAACGACGGCATTGAGCAGGCTCGCGAGATCCTGCCCAAGTGCGCCTTCGATGAATCCAAATGCGAGGAAGGGATCGCCTGCCTTGAGAACTACCGCAAGGAGTGGGACGACAAGCGCGGCTGCTGGAAAGACAAACCGCTTCACGATTGGACGTCTCACGGCTCCGACGGATTCCGGTACTTCGCTGTCGCCAAGAGCGCAAGGAAGCCGGTCAAATCAATCAAAATGGGATTCGCACGCTAATGGCAGACGTCACCTATACCCGCCCGGAATACGACGCGGCCCAGTCCCGTTGGCGGCTGGTGCGCGACGTGTGCAAAGGCTCCGAAACGGTCAAGGCCCGAGGCGATGTTTATCTGCCGAAGCCAAATGAGCATGACACCAGCAAAGAAAATCAGGATCGGTACAAGTCCTACAAGCAGCGTGCTGTGTTCTACAACGCAACGGGGCGGACGAAGCACAGTCTGGTGGGTGCGGTGTTCCGCACCTGGCCAACGCTGACCGTCCCCGGCGCACTCGATTACGTGTCGAAGGACATCGACGGGCAAGGCGTGAGCATCTACCAGCAGTCGCAATCGGTCATCGGGCACCTGCTCGAAGTCGGCCGCCACGGTCTACTGGTGGATTACGCCGCCGTCGAAACCGGTACCGTGAGCAAGGCTGACGAACAAGCAGGCCGGGCTCGGGCGAGCGTTGCCAGCTACCCGGCCGAAGCCATCAGGAACTGGAAGACTCGCAAAGTTGGTGGTCAGCACCTACTGAGCCTGGTTGTCCTGCGCGAAGAGGCTGACAAAGATACGGATGACGGTTTCGGCAGTGACAAGGTCGTGCAATACAGAGTGCTTCGCCTCGACGAGGCCGGCATCTACACGCAGGAGGTCTGGGAAGAGAGCAGCAGCGAAACAACGATGGTCATCGCGCCTTTCACTCCGTTGAATGGCCTCGGTCATCCGTGGAAGCTGATCCCGTTCCAGTTCCTCGGCAGCGAGAACAACGACACCAGCATTGACGATTCGCCGCTGTATGACATGGCCGTGCTGAACATCGGTCATTACTGCAACAGTGCGGACTACGAAGACTCGGTGTGGTTTTCTGGCCAGCCTCAGTTCTGGATTTCCGGTCTTGATGAGGCATGGCGCGACCACCTGGAAGCGAACGGCATTTATGTCGGCTCACGTGCTCCACTGACGCTCCCGGCCAATGGGTCGTGTGGCTTTGCTCAGCCTGAGCCGAACACACTCGTCAAAGAAGCCATGGACGCCAAGAAAGAGGACATGGTGTCGCTCGGTGCCCGGTTGATCGAGCGCGGCAGCGCGGTGAAGACCGCGACCCAGGCTGACAACGACAGCGCCGCCGAACACAGCGTTCTATCCTTGGTGGTCAGCAACGTTAGTGAGGCCTACAGCCAGTGCCTGGTCTGGATGGCTGAGTTCGTGAACGCTCCCGGCGAAACCCTCTACAAACTCAATCAGGACTTCAGTCAGATCACCCTGGACGCAACGATCCTTTCCGCACTGTTCAACGCAGTGCAGGGCGGCAAGTTGCCGGCGGGTGACTTCTGGCAGTACCTGCGCGATCGCGGAGTTATCGACCCCGAGAAGACCGACGACCAAATCCGTGACGAACTGGAAACAGAGAATCCGGTGATCGAACTGGATGACGACGAGGTAATTCCGAATGGCGGCAAACCAAGCGATCCTTGATGCCACGATTCGGCACGCAGTTTTCCTCGAGCAACTGAAGTCAGGGGAGGTCGCGAAGTTCGGGCCCTTCCTCAAGGAGATTGACCGCTCGATCCGTGAGCGGCTGACCCGGACCGATCTGACGGATTACACCGTTGCTCGGCTGGAACGGTTGCTGAGCGAGGTCGACAGCCTGCTGTTGGGCATCTTCGACCGATACAGCGAGAAGCTGAACCTCGACCTGATCGACATTGCCAATTACGAGGCCGAGTTCGAAGCGACCAGTCTGACCCGGGCGGCGCCGGTGGGTGTCTCGTTTGATGCAGCGGTGCCAGGCGCTACTGCAATCAGGGCGGCAATCCTCGGTAACCCGCTCAGCGTGCGCGGTGCAGACGGCGGGAAGCTGCTCAAGTCGTTCATTGATGGCTTCACCGCCACCGAGCGACAACGCCTCACAGGCGCGATCCGGCAGGGCTTCTTCGAAGGCCAGACGAACTTCCAGATCATCAAGAACATTCGCGGGACCAAGGCGCTCCAGTACAACGACGGCATCCTGGCCACGACCAACCGGAACGCCGGCGCCGTGGTGCGAACGGCGGTGCAGCACGTTGCCACCCAAGCACGCATGGAGACGCTGAAAGAGAACTCCGATGTCGTGCAGGCGGTGGAGTGGGTCAGCACCTTGGATACGAAGACCACCAGCCAGTGCCGGACGCTCGACAAGCAGCGTTTCAAGCTGACCGAAGGGCCGCGGCCACCGATCCACATCAACTGTCGCTCGACGGTGGTAGCGGTGACCCGCTTCAGCGCGCTGTTCGCCAAGGACGCCACGCGCGCATCCATTGGCGACGGTGGCGCCCAGCAGGTAAGGGCAGATCTCAGCTATTACGACTGGCTCAAGCAGCAGCCGGCAGCGTTTCAGGACAAGGCCATCGGCCCGGCCCGCGCAAAGCTTTTCCGCGAAGGTGGCCTGAGTATTGAGCGTTTCTCCGAGCTGCAGCTTGATCGCAACTTTTCACCTCTGACCCTTGTGCAGATGCGCGCCCTTGAGCCGTTGGCATTCGAACGGGCCGGAGTGTGAAAAGCATGCAAACCCCCACCGAAAAGGTGTTTTTTATGGTGTTAGCCTTTTGTAAACACAAAACGAGAGGGAACAACCATGTACTCACAATCAGATCAGAACCTTAGCCTCACCGTTGACTTCGTGCTGAACACACTGCGCCTTGCGGGGGACGCCCGCTGGCTAACTGGCAGTGTTCCAGTGGTCGGTGATGCTGCGCAAGATCCTGAAAAGTTGATCAAGAGGGTTAAGGAAGCGGCTGAAGCTCACGGCTTCGGCTACGTCGGGCTGGACCTTCTGGGTGACGACCGGATCGCGTTCAACGGATCAAAAGACTGACAGCGTCAGCGCCGCACGAAATTCCACTTCAAGGACAGCCTCGGCATCAGCCGGGGCTTTTTTATGTCTGCGGGCAGGGCCTGCAAATCGTCTCTGGGAGACAAGCAAATGGGTTTGAAATATCAGCTGGACACTCTGGACGGTCTCGATGACTCCGTTAAATCGCTCTACACCGAGAAGGAAGGCAAGTTTGTCCTCGGTATTGAAGGCCTGCCGCAACCAGAAGACGTGTCCGGCCTGAAATCCAAAGTTCAGGAACTGCTGGACGAGAAGAAGGCCGCCGACAAGGCTCGCAAGGACGCCGAAGACCAGGCCCGCTTGGAGCGCGAAGAGAATGCCCGGAAGTCCGGCAACGTCGAAGAGCTCGAACGCTCCTGGACTGAAAAATTCACCCGCCGGGAAGCTGAGCTGAACGGCATGCTGGAACAGGAGCGTGGAACGCTGAGCACTCAGATCCGGGATCTGACTGTCGGCCGTACCGCTACTGATATCGCGTCTGCCCTGGCAATCCCTGGCAGCGCAAAAGCCCTGTTGCCGCATATCGAACGCCGTCTGAGCGTCGAACAGCGCGACGGGAAGCCTGTTGTGGTCGTGCTCGACCAGCAGGGCAAGCTCTCGGCGGCAACGCTGGATGAGCTGAAAGCAGAATTCGCAAACGACACGGCGTTCGCGCCGTTGATCGCGGGTAGTAAGGCATCTGGCGGCGGGGCCGGCGGTGCTGGAGGTGGCGGCGGGGCCGCGAAAGGAAACATCGGCGGTACCAAAGCGGAGCGCACGGCGGCAATCGCGTCCCGGTTCTCTGATCTTCCCCTAAATTAAGGATTTGACCCATGTCCCTGTCTCAAATGCAGGTTTTCAACGATTACATCATGCCGGCGACTCTCGAGACGCTGGACCAAATGCTCGAAGCTTTCAACGCGGCCAGTAATGGTGCGATCGTGTTGTCGCCGAACGGCTTCACCGGCGATTTCCTGCAAGAGTCGTTCTTCCAGAACCTCGGTGCAGCGCAGCGCCGCGTGAACCGCTACGGTGCCAACTCCGTCGTGACTCCGGTCGACCTGACCGAACTGCAAGACACCACTGTGAAAGTGGCAGGTGGCTTCGGTCCGATTCGTTACGAGCCGTCGCAAATGACCTGGCTGCAGCGTCCGACTGCGCAGGGCATTGAAGTCGCGAGCCGAGCATTCGCCGAAGTGCTGCTGAAAGATCAGCTGAACACCGCCATCGCTGCACTGGTGGCGGCCATCACTGCGCAGGCAGGTGCGGTGAACGATGTATCGGCCACTCTCGGTATCTCCCAGTCCGGCCTGAACAGCGCGCATGCGAAGTTCGGCGATGCCAGCCAGAACCTGGTTGCTCAAGTCATGCAGGGTACCACCTGGCACAAACTTGTCGGCCAGGGTCTCGCCAACCCGAACAACCTGTTCCAGGCCGGCAACGTTCGCGTAGTCGACATCCTCGGCAAGACCTCGATCGTCACCGATGCGCCAGCGCTGGCTCAAGCCGGCACGCCGAACAAGGAAATCATCCTCGGTCTGGCGGCTGGTGCGGCGCTGGTGCATGACAACCGAGACATCATCTCGAACGTGCAGACCAACAACGGTAACGAGCGCATCACCACAACCATTCAGGTGGACTACACCTTTGGCCTCGGCATCAAGGGTTACACCTGGGATGTCGCGAACGGTGGCAAATCTCCATCGAGCGCCGCGCTCGCCACCGGCACCAACTGGGACAAAACCGCAGCCAGCATCAAGGACACCGCCGGTGTTGCTCTGATCGGCGACGCCTCCAAGTAACCATCTGATGACTGTGCCGGGGAATAATGCCCTGGCGCAGCGGAGTGACAGTGATGACTGATAACATCTGGTATCTGCCGGGACCGTTTCACCGCTACGAAGATGACGTGAAGGCAATCGCCAAAAAGGAAGGCCTGATCATCATCGATGCCAATGTCACGGAAGACCGGGGCGGCGAAGTCGAGAAGCCGCCGAAGGCTACGCTGAAGGCTGAGTACCGCACTGCACCTGCGAAGGCGGGCGCTGACCTGAACAAACCCAAGGACTGACCCATGCTCATCATCGAGGACGGCACCGGCAAGCCAGACGCCGAAAGCTACGCGAGCGCCGCGGACCTGGTCATGTACGCCGGCAAGTTCGGCGTGACCATCCCAGCGGACGAGCCAGCGCAAGAAGCACTGCTTCGCCGGGCCGCCTTGGCGATGGATGGCATGACTTGGAAGGGCCGCAAGATGGACAGTGATCAGGCTTTGGCCTGGCCGCGTCGAGGGGTTGAACTGGACTGTCAGATCAAGCCCGACAACTACCTACCGGCTCGCATCCAGTACGGCCAGATGGCCTTGGCTGCCGAGATCCACACCGACGACATCGACCCGATCGACAAGCGCAAAGGTGCAATCACCCTGGAGCGTGTCGAAGGCGCGGTAACCCGCGAATACGCGACGATCTCCAACACCAGTGGCCGGCTGTTGCCGGCGGCGCCTGATCGGCCGAGCGCCACACAGTTCGCCGATTACCTGCAGAAGCGTGGGTTGTTTGCTGTTCGTGCTTAGTGTTGAATCAGCTACTCATAAACAGGAGTTGATTCATGATCAATGAAGAGCTGGGGCCTCTCACAGAAGAGGAGCTACTTGCATGGGATTCATATGCGGCAGCAGTGCTTGGAGGTATTACTGCCAGTCCAAATAATGCTGCCAAGAAGGCTGCGGAAGCTGCAGACGCTCTTATCTTGCAACGCAGGCTGAGAGATCCCGACGCATAAAAAGCTGGAGACCACCATGGCCACCTTCTACAACGAAATGGCCGTGATGGCTCTGGAGATGATCACAGAGTTCGGCCAGCCCGTGACCATCAGGGCAATCACTGTCGGCGAGTATGACCCTGACGCCGGTAGCGCGCCGCCTGACACCATCACCGAGCAGACCGCCCAAGGCATCCTGCTCGACTTCACCGGCCAAGAGTTCCAGAACAACAGCCTCATCAAGCAGGGCGACAAGAAGCTCAAGATCGCCGCAAAGGGACTTGAGTGGGCGCCCAGCCTCCTGAACAAGGTGATCGTTCAGAATGGCACCTGGTCAATCGTCCCTCCGCTGAAAGAAATCAACCCAGCCGGCACGCTGATCCTGTACGAATTGCAGGTGCGGTCGTGAGTCGCGCCGGCGCCGGCCCGTCCGGCAGCTTCGCCTTGAGCCTCGCGGAGTTCGCGGCCCAGGCCACGGAAGCCATCGACGCAAGTCTGCGCGAGATCATCATCGAGGTCGGCAGCAGCGTTATCCGGATGTCACCGGTGGGCAACCCTGAGATCTGGGCGCAGAACACCGTGGCTCATCAGTACAACAAGGCCGTGGACGATCACAACAGCGGGCTGCGCAGCGATCCGGTCAACCTGACGAAGGCGGGTCGACTTAAGCCTGGGCGCAAGCTGAACGACGGCATGGATATCGTTGCCCCTGAAGGCTACGTCGGTGGGCGGTTCCGAGCGAATTGGCACCTCTCGATCGACGTAGTTGAGAACGTGACCTTTGACGAGGTTGATCCAGGCGGGCAAGCAACAATCGCTGCCTTGGTTTCGGCTGTCAGTGACTTCACTGCCGGACAGACTGCCTACCTCATCAACAATCTACCGTACGCCATCCCGCTCGAGTTCGGACATTCGACTCAGGCGCCGGGTGGCATGGTCCGCATCACCGTGGCCCGCTTCCAGCAGATCGTGCAGGAGGCCATCAGGAACAACCAGATATGAGCCACAACATCATCGCCTCGATATACGAGGCCAAGCTGATAGGCTGGGCGAAGGCTCTGCCGGTACCACTGAAGGTCGTCGTCGAGAACGAGGCCTACACACCTGCGAACGGCGCGACCTACCTGAAAGCATTTACGCTGCCAGCGGACACCGCGAGCCACACGCTTGGTGGTGATCACAAGCTGTACACCGGCGTGTTTCAGGTCAGCATCGTGACGCCTTCGGGCAAGTATCGCAGTGCGGCCGGCGCGTTGGCTGATCAAATCGCCGCACTGTTCCCGCTGTACGAGCGGAACACCAAGGGTGCGCTGACCGTCGTGACGATGACACCGGTTGATCCGGGCCCTGGCATTCCAGACGACACGACCTTCACTGTGCCGGTTTCGTTCTTGTACCGAGCCGACACCAACTGAATTAGCCCGTTGGGCAAACCCAGAACCCGCCATTGAGCGGGTTTTGTCATTTCTGCAAAGAGGAAAACCCATGAGCGTCAAGATTCCCAACGGCACTACGTTCGAGATCGCGGCCATCCTGAGCACTGCCAAAGCGTTCACCGCTATCAGTAACGCCAAGCCGGCGGTGCTGACCGCTGCCGCCCATGGCCTGGTCGATGGCGACGTGATCGTCATTGACTCGATGTGGGCGAAGCTGAACGGTCGACCTGCTCGAGTCATCGACTCTGAGATCGGCGAGTTCGCGGCTGAAGGCGTGGATACCACCAGTGTCAAAAACTACCCGGCAGGCTCTGGTGCGGGCACTGTCCGTACCGCTTCTGGCTGGACGCAGCTCGCGCAGATCACTGAGCCAGCTGCCAACGGCGGCGAGCAGCAATTCCTCACGTACGGCTTCCTCGAAGACGATGATGACCGTCAACTGCCAACCACCAAGTCGGCCAGCAGCATGACGTTGCCGGTTGCTGATGATCCGGCTCAAGCGTACGTCTCGATTGTCGAGGCTGCGGACGAAGACAAAGAGCCGCGCCTGGTGCGTGCAAACATTCCGGGCGGCGCGACCATCTATTACTACGCGTACGTGTCGATCACCGCGACCCCGACTCTGAGTCGCAACAACATCATGACGCGGACTATCACTCTGTCGTTCGCCTCCCGCCCAACTCGCTACAACGCCTAAGGGGTTCCCATGGCAAAGTTTTCCATCGCGCCAAAGCCGACGTTCACTGTCGACGTGGCCATCCCGCAGGTTGGCGATAAGCCAGCAATGGTGCCGTTCACCTTCAAGTACCGCGACCGTACGACACTGGCTGAACTGTTCGACTCCTGGAAGGCAAAAGCGGAAGCCCTCGGTGAACGCTTCAAAGGGACTGAGCCAACACTCGCGGAAATCACTGCGGCTGAGGTCGAGCAAGGTGTCGACCAGATCAGGGATCTGGTTGTTTCGTGGGGCTTCGGCGAAAAGCTCAACGACGAGTCGATCACTGCTCTGGTGACGAGCTGCGTTGGTGTTTCGGATGCTGTGGTAAAGGCCTACAGCGAAGCCTTCGGCAAGGCTCGTCTGGGAAACTGACCGCCGCTGCCCGTGCGCTCTATGAGTCTGATGGTTCCGCTGAACAGATGGCAATGTTCGGCTTCTCGCCAGAGGACTACGACGAAACCTTCGAGGTTTGGCCGGACAACTGGAGGTCGTTCCTCGTCATGGACTCGATGTGGACTCAGTGGCGCACGGGCGTATGCGGCGCAACCGGACTTGATTACGGCGTCCTACCCGACGTGATGAAGCTCGTCGGCATTCCGGCGAAGGATCGCCCAAGCGTGTTTCAGGACATCCGCGTAATGGAATCGGAAGCCATCGCGGTTATGGCCGAAGCCCGCGACAACAGCCCGTAAAACCGGGCACTTATTCAAGGTGAGTCGATGAACATTGCAGAACTCGGCATCAAGGTCGACTCCGCTGATGCTACCCAGGCTGCGACCGATCTCGACAAACTGACCAAGTCCGGCGAGCGAGCAGAGCAATCCGCTGTCGGCCTGATGAAAGAGATGGAGGCGCTGGAGAAGTCGCTGTCGAAAGGCGCGACCACCACGCAGGAACTGGCCAAGCAGCGCGAGAGTCTGGCGAAACTCACCAAGACCGGCGCTTATGGCGAGGCCGAATTCACCAAGATCACCGCGCAGCTCGATAAGCAGCAGGTGGCCTTGGCCAAGTCCACCTTGGACGAGCAGAAGGCCCTGAACAGCCTGCTCGGAGCAATCGACCCCGCGCGCGCGGCCATGGGTAAGCTCGACACCCAAGTCGAGCAGTTGGGTAAGCACCTTGATGCCGGCCGGATCAGCCAGGACCAGTACAACGCGGCCCTGGGCAAGATCGATGGCAACTATGTAGCGCTGGAGAAAACCGCTACTGGTTTCGACCGGCTAAAGCTCGGCACCCGCCAGGCGCAGGAAAACGTCGTACAGCTCGGCAACGCTTTGTCGTCCGGTGATTGGGGTAGCGGCGTGCGCGCCGTGGCTCAGCTGGGCGCAGGCGCAGGTGCATCTGCTGCCGGTCTGCTTGCCATCCTTGCCCCAATTGCGCTGGCCACTGCCGCCGTCGGCGCTCTGGCTGTTGCCTATTACAAGGGCAGCGAAGAGCAGGACGCTTACAACAAGGGCCTGGTCCTCACTGGCAACTCCGCTGGTGTGAGCTCCGAGCAATTGGGCGAAATGGCGCGGCAGGTCAGCGCTACCGTGGGCACCACTGGCCAAGCCGCTGCTGTCCTCGCGCTGCTGGCTGGCAACGGCAAGATTGCAGGCGAGAGTTTCACCGGCATCACCCAGGCCGCCGTTTCCATGCAGGAAGCGACGGGCAAGGCTGTCAGCGAAACTGTTGCTGAGTTTTCGAAGCTGGCTGACGATCCGGTCAAAGCGTCTGCTGCTTTGAACGAGCAGTATCACTACCTGACTGCCTCGGTTTACTCGCAGATCGCCGCCTTGGAAGAGCAGGGCGACCATGCGGGTGCTGTGAAGCTGGCGACCGAGCAGTACGCGGACGCCATCAACGAACGCACGCCGAAGATTCTCGAAAACCTGAGCTTCTGGGAAAAGGGTTACAACGCTGTCGCCCGGGCTGCGGATGGCTTGAAGAACATCGGCCGGCCGGATATCGATGCTGATATCGAGCAGGCTCGGCGCAATCTTGCATCCGCCAAAGCCGGCGATGTTGGCTTTTTCCAAAACCAGAAGGAGATGATCGAGGTCTACAGCAACCAGCTAAACATGCTGGAAGACCAGAAGGCCGCGGCGGCCGACATTGCCAAATACGACGGCGAGCAGGCAAAGGCACAGCAAAGCGCAGTCGTGGCGATGTCCAAAGTGGACGCGATCACCAAGTCTTCGCTGACCAACGAGCAGAAGCGCGCCGAGGCGATCAAGGACTACAAGAAAAGCCTTGATGATATCCGGAAGACCAGCCCGAACGACGCCAGACTTGATCCGGCAGCAGTCGCCAAGAACATGGCGAACCTAAACGACAAATTCAAGGATCCGAAGGCTGCCGCAGGCAGTGTCGACACCACGGGCTTCAACAACGCGAAAAACGCACTGGCCGAAACCCTGGCCTATTACAAAAACGCGGACAAGGAGCTCGAAGCATCGCAGCGGGCCGGGGTGATCTCTCAGGCCAGTTACACCGAGCAGCGCGTTAGCCTGCTGAAGCAACAGTCGGAAGAGGTTGCCCAGAGTTACCAGTCGGAAATCGATGCGCTTGAAGCGGCCAAGGCCAAAAAGGGCACGACCGCGGCGCAGGTCATCCAGATCGATCAGAAGATCGCCGATGCCCGCAGCGCCATGGTCAAGGCACAGCAGGAGAGCGATAGTGAACTGTCGATCATCGCCACCAACGAAGAAGGCCGCCTGCGCAAGCAGACTCTGGCGGTCAGCACGTACACCAGCGCATTGCAGCAACAGCTCGAGACACTTCGACAGCAGGGCTTGCGGGCGGCTTCTGGCCTTGGCCAGGGTGACCGGCAGCGCGGGCTGACGGATCAGCAGAACGGCATCGACGATCGCTTTAACCAGCAGCGTCTGGGGCTGGCCAACCAGTACGGCGATCGCTCGCGGGGCATGAGCCTCGACGAGTACACCGCCAAGCTGGCTGCGCTGAAAACCACCCAGCAGGATCTGCACGACACCGTGCAATCCAACTACGACGAGATGACCGCCGCCCAGGGCGACTGGAGCGCGGGCGCATCGTCGGCATGGCAGAACTACCTGGAGTCGGCGCGGGATGTTGCCGGGCAGACGAAAAGCTTGTTCAGCAACGCCTTCAGCTCGATGGAAGACTCGATAGTCAACTTCGCCATGACTGGGAAGGCCTCGTTCGGTGATTTCGCGAAGTCGATCATTGCAGACATGGCGCGCATAGCTACTCGGCAGGCCAGTTCGGCGCTGCTGGGTAGCTTGGTCGGGGCCGCCACCAGTTATTTCACTGGCAGCGGCACCACCGCTTCGGCGGGTTCTACCCAGGCAGGTTACAGCGGCGACCTTTCAGGCTTTACGCCGGTGGCGAGTGCCAAAGGTAATGTCTTCGACACGCCCGGCCTGAGCGCCTACTCGAACAGCGTGGTCAGCTCTCCGACCATCTTCCCGTTCGCCAAGGGTGCAGGACTGATGGGCGAGGCCGGACCTGAGGCGATCATGCCGCTGACCCGGACTTCTGGCGGTCAGCTCGGCGTACGAGCACTGAGCAGCGGTGGCGGTGGATCAAACATCAGCATCAACGCACCGGTCACCGTGGAAATTCCGGACCGTAGCTCTGAAGGGATGCAGATTGACCAGCAGGCACTGTCGCAAAACCTCCAGACGCAGATGAAGGCAGCGGCAGAGAGAGCTGTTGCCGAGTCCTGGCGCGCTGGTGGTGTCAGTTTCCGCAACGTTAATGGGAGGGCCTGATGGCGATCGAGACGTTCACTTGGCCAACGCAACACGGTGACTCACCCGAGATTACTTATCGGGTGCGCACCGCGCAATTTGGTGATGGTTACAAGCAAGAGTCTGGCGACGGACCGAACAACAAAGAGGACTCCTATCCCATTTCCTACACCGGGCCCAAGACCAAGGTGCTGGAGATCATGGCGTTCTTTGATCGCCACGCGGGAGCGAAGGCGTTCCTCTGGACCACTCCGCTCGGCGAGCTGGGTTTGTTCACCTGTAAAAAGCCGGTTCCTACTCCTATGGGCGGGGGCGTATTCAAGCTCACGGCCACTTTCGACCGTGCATTCCAACCATAAGGGGCAACCATGCCGCTGATCAGTGATATCCAGGTGCTTGAGCCTGGCAGCGAAGTGCTGCTCTTTGAATTGGACGGCTCGGACTACGGGGCGGATGTGCTGCGCTTCCACGGGCATGCCATCCCGCATACGCCCGAAGAGTTGATCGCTGCCGGTTCGGATGCTGACCAGCTGCCCGCGAAGCCGATCTGGTTCCAGGGTAACGAGTACGGCGCCTGGCCCATGCAGATTGACGGCATTGAGGCTAACGGCGACGGCACAGCGGTACGGCCCACGTTGTCGGTTGGCAACGTAAACGGCCGCATCACCGCGCTTTGCCTCGCGTTCGAAGACCTGCTCGAGTTCAAGCTGACCATGCGTCACACCCTTGGCACGTATCTGGATGCGGAGAATTTCCCGAGAGGGAATCCCACGGCAGACCCAACCCAAGAGACGATCGATGTCTGGTACATCGACCAGAAGACGAACGAGGACGGGGAGACGGTCAGCTGGGAGCTTGCAAGCCCGGGCGACGTGGGCGGCGAATCCATCGGCCGGCAGGCAACCACGCTCTGCCACTGGTGCCTCACAGGCGGCTATCGCGGTCCGAACTGCGGATACACCGGGCCGTACGTTACAAAAGACGGTGTTGTCACTGGTAACCCTGAATTGGACGAGTGCGATGCAACGCTGGGCAGGGGCTGCATCCCGCGCTTCGGTGAGGGCAACTCGCTGCCGTTTGGCGGCTTTCCTGCCGTTTCACTGATCGCCCGGAGCTGACCATGCGCAAGCACATCTTGAACGCGATCCAGGCTCACGCAGTTGCCGAGTACCCGAAAGAGTGCTGCGGCCTGCTGCTGAGCATTGGGCGCAAACAGCAGTATTACCCGTGCCGGAATATCTCGACTGAGCCGAACGAAGAGTTTCGAATCGATCCGGAGGAGTACGCCGCGGCGGAGGATATTGGTGAAGTGATCGGCATTGTTCACTCGCATCCTGATGCTACGAGCCGGCCGTCACCACGCGACCTCGCCATGTGCGAAGCGACTGCAATGCCGTGGCACATTCTCAGCTGGCCCGAGGGCGACTTGCGGACCGTGTTGCCGACTGGCGATGTCCCTTTGCTGAAGCGGCCATTTGTGCACGGCGCCTGGGACTGTTGGCAGGTTTGTGCCGATTGGTATAAGCGCGAGTGGGGGCTGGAGTTCGAAGCTTTCGAGCGCGCTGACGGCTGGTGGGAGGATAAGGACAACATCAGCCTCTATGAGGCGAACTACGAAGCGGCTGGATTCTACCGGGTGGACCAGCCACAGCGCGGCGACATGGTCGTCATGGAAGTAGGGCGTACCGCGCTGCCGAATCATGCCGGCGTATTCCTCGGCACAGATCCGGCGCTACCAGGTGAGGACTCGGCCACCTTCGGCCCTGGGCCTTTCCTGCTGCACCACCTGTACGGTCGCCCGAGCGAGATCATCGTCTTCGGAGGTCCATGGCTGGACCGTACACGCCTGATCCTCAGGCACAAAAATACACAATCAACCAAATGACGCGGCAGGGCCGCAGGAGAAGGGTATGAGCAGCAAGCATCAAGAAGGGAATGAACTGGAAATAGCACACTTAAAGCGCGAGCTTGCTGAATTAAAAGCTCGACTCACTGATGAGTCGAGCCAAAGAACAATGGCGAATGAAGCCTTGTCGCAGAGGATCAGCACACTGTCAGAGACGGCTAGCTGTTAGCAAGTATGCTCTTTTGCTGCTTCCTGCTTAGCCAACAATTCTATGTCGGCGATTGTTAGGCTTGGAATCGGAGAAGTTGGCTTAACCCATATTTGAGTATTAGTTCCAGTCGACTTCTTGTTTAAGGTAACGAGCAGTCGTCCGTCCTCGGAAATACCAACGTTGGTGATGCTAAAAGACATCTTGACCTCCTAGGCCTTTAAAGCGCGCCGAAATTGGCGCAATCCCAGTCCTTGGGCTTGCAGGCAAAGGACTGGGGAATCCTTTCATCCTTATTTATCGCTGAATAAGCGGCAGCAGGTAGGAGAATTTGTCGTCCTTTGGGCAGTAGCTTCCATGGTGCCCACTATGCCCAGCCCCGAGTAATTTGATTTCTTCTTTTGCCTCAGGCCATGTGGCGAAAATAGACACAAATGCTTTCGATGCATCGTGCACGACGCCATACCCTACAACCGCTCCTGGGTTTTCTGGGTCAGGAGGCAAATGGCTTACGTCTTTCATGGGGCGTCTCGCTGCAATTTGTTAGTGGCGCGACGCTACTACGTCTGGATCCAACCACGCCACTGGCCTTTCGTCCACGCTGGATGCTTGGACAGTGCAAGAATGCTTTTTGCTGGTCACTTGATATTCTAGGTAATGCCGCAATATCGATGGGGTCTGTGTCCAGTGAGAGGAAGGCGATGAGTACTGAATTTAAAGATGGATATGGCAAGGGCTTCGAAGAAGGGGGATCTGGCAGGGACATCGACGCCTTTGAGCTGAGTCCGCACTCTGGTGAATACCGAGTTGGGTACGTACTAGGCTTCGGGGAGTCAGAATTCGTTAGTGCACCACCTGATTTCCGCTATCACCTTATTGGCGAGATTGCCGCAAAGTCTGGCGTTGGCATAAGTCTCTTCGAGCGCTTTCACGATCTTGGCGATGAAGACTGGGAAGACTTTAAGAAAGGCTACGTCGGCGACGAGGATGAAGAAGTCCTCGATGATGAAGACGATTTCGACGACTGACGGTGTGCTAGCATCGCGATGAGCCCAGCCCCGCGCTGGGCTTTTTCGTTTCTGCCTTCCCGGTGCTACATTGCAGGCCTTTCCACAGGAGTGACCTGCATGAAATTATTCGTAGGAGCGTTGGCTGTTGCGCTATTGGCTGGGTGCGCTACATCCCCTGTCCCGTCTGATAAAGCTGATCCTGTTCCGAATTCCAGATTGTTCTCGAACCAAAAGCCGGGCTCTGGTGACGCGATATTGATCGTGACGAGGGATTCGGGCTTTGTCGGCAGAGGCTGCAACACTACCGTCAGCATTGATGGTCGGAAGTCTGCTGAGATCGCCGCGGGCGAGACTGCAAAGTTTTTCATCCCGGCTGGTGATCACATCCTTTCTGCATCTGCGTGCGGCAGCGGCCTGAAGGAGCGCGAGGTAAGTATCAAGGCAGGTAGTACAAAGCGCTTTCGAATTTCCATCGACTCATCCATGAGCATGGATTTATCACCTACAACGTTCTAATGAAAAAGCCGCCTATGAGGCGGTTTTTTTTCGTCCGGAGATCGCTATGCACAACGCCAAACTCGGCAATCCCGTCATGACCACCATTGATCTCGGCGGAATACTCGGCAGAAAGTTTTTCCGCTCGAAGGAGTTTCTTCTCGACACTGGAAGCACTTGGGAGGTTTTCAAGGCCTTGAGAGCGGCGGTGGCAGGATTCACAGAAGAGGTGGCACGCCTGGATCGGGCGGGAATGAGGTTTGCAATCATCCGCAATGGCAAAAATGTTGGCGAGAAAGACTTTGATCTCGGCGGAATTCGCAAATTGAAAATCGTCCCCGTGATCAGTGGCAGCAAACGCGCTGGCCTGCTCCAAACCGTTATCGGTGCGGTCCTTATCGCAGTCGGGCTTTATACAGGGCAGACGTGGCTCGTACAGACGGGCGTGGCAGTTGCCGTTGGCGGTGTCGTGCAGATGCTCAGCCCCCAAGCCGGCGGCCTAAAGCAGAGCGCATCCCCCGAGAACTCGCCGTCGTATGCCTTCGGCAGCGCCAAGAACACCACGGCCAGCGGCAACCCGGTACCGATTTGCATCGGTGATCGCGACTGGGGCGGGATGATCATTTCGGCCGAAATACTGGCCGAAGACAAAGTGTAATCAGGACAGCAACACACCAGCCGCCCGAGAGGCGGTTTTTTTATGCCTGGAGGAAAGCATGGGCGCAGCTGAAAAAATCGAGATCTACGGCGAGAAGGGCGGTAGCAGCAAGCCAAAGTCGCCTGTTGAAGCCAGCGACAGCCTGCGTTCGACCAACCTGGCAAAAATCCTGATTGCAGTGGGCGAGGGTGAGTTCGACGAAGCTCCAACCGATTACACCATCAAGCTGGACGGAACCCCGATCCGCGATGCCAGCGGCAACTACAACTTCCCGAACGTGAAGTGGGACTGGCGGCCGGGCTCGGTCGATCAAACCTATATCCCCGGCATTCCGTCCGTGGCGAACGAAACGTCGCTGAACATCGAACTGCGCAGCGATGCGCCGTGGGTGCGCTCGATCAGCAACATTCAGCTTACAGCGGTGCGTGTGCGTCTGGCTTGGCCTGCGCTTCAGCAGCAGGACGATGAAGGCAATGTCGGCGGCTATCGCATCGAATATGCCATCGATGTTGCCACTGATGGTGGAGCCTATCAGCAGGTGCTGGTGGACGCCGTCGACGGAAAGACCACCACGCGCTACGAGCGCTCGCGCCGCATCGACTTGCCGACCGCCACCACGGGCTGGCAGATCCGTGTGCGCCGCCTGACACCAAACCAAAACAGTAACAAGGTCGCCGACACCATGCTGGTGGCCGGTTACACCCAAGTGATCGACGCCAAGCTGCGCTACCCGAACACCGCGCTGCTCTACATCGAGTTCGACGCCGAGCAGTTCACCAACATTCCGGTCGTGACGGCGAAGTGCAAGGCTCGGCGCTGGATGGTCCCGAGCAATTACGACCCGATCCTGCGCACCTACATCGGGACGTGGGATGGTTCTATGAAGTCCGCCTGGACCAATAACCCGGCGTGGATCACCTACGGGGTCTGCACCAATGATCTGTTCGGCCTGGGAAAACGCATCAAGCCATTCATGGTCGACAAGTGGGAGCTCTATCGGATTGCGCAGTACTGCGACCAGCTGGTGCCGAATGGCCTCGGCGGCTTAGAGCCGCGCTTCCTCTGCGACATGAACCTGCAGGGCAAGGCTGATGCCTGGTCGCTGCTGCGCGACATCGCTGGCATTTACCGAGGCATGACCTACTGGGCTCAGGGCCAACTGGTGATGCAGGCGGATATGCCTCGTGCGCAGGACTTCGACTATGTGTTCACGCGCGCCAATGTCATCGATGGGAAGTTTTCGTACGGCAGTGCCTCGGCGAAGACCCGCTACACCCGGGCTCTGGTCAGCTACGACAACCCGGCGAACAACTACGACACCGATGTCATTCCATTCGCAGACCTGAACCTTCAGCGCCGCATGGGTGACAAGCCTATCGAGCTGAGTGCTATTGGTTGCACCCGTGCGTCCGAGGCCCAGCGCCGCGGCAAGTGGGCGATCCTGAGCAACAATCAGGACCGAACCGTTTCGTTCAAGACTGGCATGGAGGGGGTGATCCCGCTTCCTGGCCACATCATCCCGATCGCGGATTCGCTGCTGGCTGGCCGTGAGGTCGGCGGGCGCATCTCTGCTGTCGCTGGCCGTGTCGTGACGCTGGATCGTGACACCCAAGCCAAGGCTGGTGATCGCCTGATCATCAACTTGCCGGGTGGCCGGGCCGAGGGCCGCACCGTGCAAAGCGTCAGTGGTCGTGCGGTGACCGTCACCACCAACTACAGCGAGCCTCCATTGCCGCAGCTCCAATGGGCATTGGACGCCGATGATCTGGCGATCCCGCTCTATCGCGTATTGCGGACCAAGCGCACGACTGAGGGCGACTTCGAAATCAGTGCGCTGCAGTACGACCCGAGCAAGTTCGCTTTCATCGACACCGGTGCCCGGTTGGAAGAACGGCCAATCAGCGTGATTCCGATCACCGTCGTTCCGGCGCCGGCCAGCGTCACGGTCACATCGAACTCGGTGGTGTCCCAGGGCATCGCCGTCGCCACCATGACCATCACCTGGCCGGCGGTGGCTGGCGCAGTCGGTTATGACGTCGAGTGGCGCAAGGACAGCGGCAATTGGATCAAGCTGCAGCGCACTGGGATGACCAGTGTCGACGTGGTTGGCATCTACGCTGGCGCCTACGTGGCTCGCGTTCGCGCGATCAGCGCCTTCGACATCTCGTCGGTCTGGCGCAACTCGATCCTGACCAACCTCAAGGGCAAGGAAGGCTTGCCGCCGGCGGTGTCGTTCCTGACGGCCACGCCGCTGCTGTTCGGTATCTACCTGAAGTGGGGATTTCCCGCTGGCGCTGAGGACACGCAGCGCACGGAAATCTGGTACGGGCCGACTACCAGTCTGCCGGCAGCCACCAAGCTGACGGACCTGTCGTACCCGCAGAGCGATTTCTCGATGCTCGGCCTGGCCGCAGGCGTGACCTTTTACTTCTGGGCGCGGCTGGTGGACCGGATCGGCAACATCGGCCCCTGGTACCCAATTGGTATCGGCGTGCAGGGCCAGTCGAGCTCTAACGCGTCGCCGATTCTGGCAATGATCGCCGGCAAGATCACCGAAACAGAGCTTGGCCAGGACCTGCTGGACGAGATCGAAAAGATTCCAGGGCTTCAAACGCAGATCGATGCGCTGGACGAAAGCTACGACCCCGCCAAGACCTACGTGAAGAACGCGATCGTGCGCTCTGGTCAGCTGCTTTATCAGGCCAAAGGGCCGGTTCCAATCAATAAGCCGCCGCCGAACGCGACTTACTGGCTGGACGTTGGGCAGTCGGTAGAGACGGCCAACGGTTTGGCGCAGCAGGTGGCCACCAACACGACTGACATCATCGAGATCGACGGCGCGGTCACGGCTCAAGCGACCGCGTTCCAGGCATTGCGGGCTTCGTACAGGGACGACAACGGGGAGGGGGATCTGGCCGATGCCCTCAAGGGCTGGACCAGCACCGCGGCCATTGCTTCGGAATCCAAGGTGCGGAGCTCTGAAAACGAGGCGTTCGCGCAGCGCATCACCACCTTCGATGCGAAGATCGGCGAGAACGCGGCCAACATCACCGAGCTGGAACAGGTGGTGGCCACCAACGAGTCAGCGACGGCCACCAAGATCGACCAGTTGAACGTGTCGGTGGGGCAGAACTCGGCCGCCATTCAGCAGACGTCAACGGCTTACGCAGACACTGCCGGCAAGCTGAACACCATGTGGTCGGTGAAGATGCAAGTCACGGCGGGCGGGCAGTACGTCGCAGCCGGGATCGGGTTGGGCATCGAGAACACCGGTGCCGGCCTGCAAAGTCAGTTCCTGGTGAGTGCCGATCGCTTCGCCATCGTCAACACCATTGCCGGCGGCGCCATCTCGGTTCCGTTTGCGGTGCAGGGTGGCCAGGTGTTCATGAACTCTGCGTTTATCCAGGACGGCACCATCACCAACGCCAAGATCGGCAGCTACATAAGCTCGACCAACTACATCGCCGGCCAGCAAGGCTGGATTCTCAATAAAGACGGAACGCTTGAAATCAATGGCATCGTCCCCGGTCAGGGGCGGTTGGTCATCAACTCGCTGAACGTATCCGTTTACGACGCGAACAACGTTCTGCGGGTGCGTCTCGGATATTTGGGGTGAACCATGGCTCATGGAATGCGTATCTGGGGCCCTGATGGAGCGCTCCAGTTCAACACCGACACCTCGACTTGGCGCATCGTCCTGTCATCCGTGGTGTCGTTTGCAGGTGCGGCAGGAAAAAGCACTCAGCAATTTTCTGTACCTGGCTGCAATGCAAATAATGCGGTGGCGATTGTTCTCCCAATTGGCGTTGCAGCCTCTGACGATCGTCAACTTGAAACAGAAATGACTGACGGAACTGTCAATGTGAGGAACTACATCAATGGTTTCGCGGGCCTGATGTTTTCCCATAGCACCATGCGATTAATTGTGATGAGGTGGTACTGATGGCGGCATATGGGCTATCTGTCATTAACGATGGAGGGGTGGTGTCCATTGACTCGGAGTATTCGCGGCTGTGTGTTCTTCAGTCAGGTAGGTACTCGGGAGGTGCGGGTAATGCGTTTGTGTCGTTTAGTCCGGCCATTACGACTCAAGAGCCACCTTTAATATTCTTAAGGCCAGATAACAACGGAGGCCTTGTAACGGTTGGTTGCAGTATTTCGGGGTCACCCGGTAATTGGACGGGTATGACTGTGTCTGGCCAAGTAAATTATGTGCCGGCAGGAAAATACTTTGTTGGTGGATTCGCCGCGTCCCCGAACGCAATCTACGGCATGAGGTTGTGGGATGGGGCCTCCAAGTTGTTGTTTGATAGCGGGACGCAGGCCGCAGTGTTCACTAGGTTTTCTCAGAATTGGGCATATGTGAAATCAACACAAGATGCTCAAGGCTTTTATACTAACTGGTATTCGTCGCCATTCGGACCAGTAGATGAATACTTGATGATCAATAACGCCGGAATGAGAATGTTGTCGGGAGATAATATAGGGAGAGGGACAGGCATTACTTTCGATTTCTCCACTTCCCAACTTTGGTTTACCACGACAGCTTTAAGCAACCCCTTTGCCTTCTCGCTGCCAGCTATCTTCGCCAAACTTGCTGTATAACAACTTTCCTGAGGAAGTAAAACCATGCCTTGGTATAAAGCCGGGACGGTTTCTGTCGTCTTAAATTCGAATGCCGTCATTGGCACAGGTACCGCATTCATTGCCAACAGCCGGGTGGGCGATGCCTTTCGCGGCCCAGATGGCGCCTGGTACGAAGTGACCAACATTGCCAGTGACACGGCCCTGTCGCTCTCGCCGAACTACCAGGGTGCGACCAATGCTGCCGGCACCTATGCGCTGGCGCCGATGCAGGGCTACGTCAAGGAGTCGGCTGACGCACTGCGCGCAATCGTTAACACCTACGGCGCAAAGCTCGCTGTACTTGGAACGGCTTCGGCGGCTGACTTGACGACCAGCGCTACCGACACAACTGCGGGTCGGGCAATGAAAGTTGGCTGCTGCGGTATTGGGTTAACAACTGCACTAGTCAACGTCGATGCCGAGCTAGCGAGCGGTGTCTATCAGACCGCGTCGTCCGGTGGCGGTACTTATCCGGCAGGCTTTGGCAATGGCTCTGTAATCGTTTCGCAAAGAAACGCAGCTCCGTATAGAGGCCACCAAATTCTGACGTCCGATGGCGACGGTAGAATGTGGAGAAGGGCTAACAATGGTGCGTGGACCTCTTGGATCGAGCTTGTATATGCCGGAGCTAATAGCACTATAACTTCGCTTTCCGGCCTATCCACTGCGCTCAGCGTGGCGCAGGGCGGTACGGGTAACACCACTGGGACCGCCGCGAAGCTGGCGCCATCCGCAATCGTTGGCCCGGTATCGCAGGCCTCTGGCGTGCCGACCGGAGCCATCTTTGAAACTGGGAGCAATGCCAACGGGCGTTACACCAAATTTGCCGACGGCACACTTATTTGTTCCGTGACCTTGGGCGTGACGTTTCAAAATGTGTCAAACATCGGCACTACATGGACATTCCCAGTAGTGCCAACGGCGATAACATTTCTCGCGGCTAACTTGACCGGGGTGCTCGGAACGACAAAAGCTGTTACGACGGTGGCGGCCTTCGCTCGATCAGCGACTGGCGCAAGTCTGTCGGCATTTAGCCTTGGTCAGTTTGCGGGGGGTGATACCTCGGGCGTTGGGATGGATGGTTTCTTGATTGGGAGGTGGTTCTAAATGCGTATCAATCTTTCTCCGCGACGCTGTGACGACGTATTGGAAGTCGTGAAAGCTGGCAGCGTGCTGTTCTTGAATGGTGAACCGTTTGATTTCTCTAACGTAGGTGTTGGGGACACGCTCCCGCGCTCGGCCATTGCGTCGGAGTGGTTTGACGGCGACGTAGAGAATGTTGGCGGTGAACTGATCCTGACGCTTGTGCTCCCCAACCCATGGAACTACAGCCCTGAGCAGGCATTCCCGGTTCCACTGGAATACGTGCCAGATGGCCCCATTGTTTTTCCGGGCCCTCTACCAGAACCTGAAATCGAAACGGTTCCCGAGGATGATGAATGAATATCGACTGGTCCCAACTCATCACCAAGGCCATGAAGGATGCCGCCGCCCAAGCTGTGCAGTTGGCGGCATCCAAATCAGAGCTTTCAGCCAGAAACACAAAGTCCGTGGCACAGATCGCCCGCATTCAGGATCGCATCGATACGCTGGGCTATGGCATTGACGCCGGCCAGGCAACCGAAGAAGACGAAGCTGAGCAGGCAGCGCTCATCGTCAATGTGAAATCGTGGAAAAACTACAAGTTCGAACTGGGCAAGGTCACGGTTCAGCCTACCTGGTACGCTGCGCCCGTTTGGCCACCAGAGCCGGTAGTGCCCGTGATCGTAGCTGATCCTGAGGCCCGATCCGCCGAACTTATATAACGCGACGCAGGGCCCAAGCACCCGCCATTGAGCGGGTATTTTTTTGCCTGGAGAAAAGTGATGACTGCAATCGATAAAGACCGCGACATCCTCGCCCGAACCCTCTGGGGTGAAGCGCGAGGCGAAAGCGTGGCCGGCCAGATCGCCGTGGCCTGGACCATTCGCAACCGTGTAAACGATGGCAAGGCGAAGTCGTGGTGGGGGGAGGGCTATGCCGGTGTGTGCCTGAAGCCTTACCAGTTCAGTTGCTGGAACAAGAGCGACCCGAACTACGTCTACCTGAGTGGCGCGAAGCCGATTCCGTTTCGCGAGTTCGCCCAAGCGCAGATCGCCGCTGACCAGGTGCTGGCCGGTAATGCGCCAGATCCAACCGGTGGTGCAACCCACTACTACGCGACCACGATGCCGAAAGCGCCGGCCTGGACTGCGAAAGCGAAGCAGACGTTGAAGCTCGGGCACCATGTATTTTTCAAGAATGTGCCGTGAACCCGGCCACCGAGCTTTATCTGAAGATCGGCGGCGCGCAGAACATCCTGCCGGCCGTGGTAGGTTGTCGTGCGAACGGTTTGCAGAGCGCTCCGCAGATCGTAGTAACTGATTGGTAAGTGGCTGCTGATTTAGGTATAACGAGCTAATGCCTCGAGTCACGGATTGATATTTTATGACGGTCAAAGATCGCCTTTGGCACAAACTGGGAAAGGTAGACACTAGCCTGTCATTTTTTGATCGAGCACTGCAGCTGGTGCAGTTCGCGTTTGTCGGTAGCGGAGGGATAGGTGCTCTAATTCTGGCTAAAACCGATCCTGTTTTGAAGGATCTTGGTTGGATCTATTGGTACACCATCGCGTTGCTGGTTGGCTTGATATGTGCAGGCATTGTTTTCGTCATGCGTGGGGCAGCCAAAAACCAGGCAATGGCCGCATACTATAGTTCGCTCGCTGCTCCTAAAAGCCTTGTGAATCCGCTTTCTGAATCGTTTGTGGATATGGTTATTCCAGTAGAGGATTTAAGGCTACCAGATAAACAGGTGCAAACCGGAAAACACTTTAGGCGCTGCAAGTTTGTTGGGCCAGGGGTGATCGCGATACTGGGCGGATCCTACTCAAACAGTGGATTTTTGGAATCTGGGGATGTTCTGGCACTGCCGGATGGTAGTTACCTTACCGGGGTTGTTGCGCTTGAAAATTGTATTGTTGACCAATGCCAGTTTATTAAAGTTACGGTGCTCACTGATCAATATTCAGCAAAGGGTTTTGCGGGTGTGCCAGGAGTTAAAGTTAGAGGCATTATTGGTTAATAAGCTTGTCTAGCTACATCACCAACGGATTAATCAGGCTCGGCCCCTGATTCCGCACGTCGCCCACGGCCACATCGACCTTGAACCACTCGAAAGCCTCAGTCGGCTCGCCCTGCAGTAGCACCATCTGCTCTGCCCGCTCCTTGGGCGTGGCTGGGTCCAGCCATTCGCGAGCGAGTTCGGGTGACAGTGCCACCGGGCGGCGGTCATGAATGTCCACCGTACCGCCGGTGCTGTCGGCGGTGATGATCACGAAGCCGTCATGCTCACCCGGCTCATGCTCTGCGATGGGGTACTGACCGATCGCGGCACAGAGGATTGGCGACCGGTCACGGTGGCGAATCAGGTAGGGCTGTTTCTTCGGTCCGCCTTCGTAAACCCACTCAAACCAGTTGTCGATGGCGATGATCGCCCGGTGGGGCCAGATCGCTTTGAAGAATGGGCCGTGGGCAACTTCTCAACTCTGGCGTTGATCGGCGCGGCGCGGTCTTTAGCCCAATGGGGACGCCAACCCCAGCGAACCATGTCAGCGCGCAGAAACTGACCCTCTTGGTGAAAGAGGGCAAGCTGCGTGGTCGGCGCGGCGTTATAGCGCTCGAAAGGCTGGTCGCCGGCATAGTTGATCAATGCATTGGGGATGCTGAGCGCCGCGACGAAGTCGTGAATGCCCCGGTACTGGGAAAGTCTTCCGCACATGGTTGAACCCTCCGGTTGTACATTCAGGGTAGACCAGTACCCACCGGCTTCGTTACAAACCCCCTACCAGCGCAGGTCCGGCAATCTTCCCGCCGATCAAAACGATCAAGGCAAGCGGGGCAGGTGTGGAACCTAGCCAGATCGACACGGGGCCGCACTCTTTCGAAAGCACGCAGGTCGCGGCACTCCCGGGCAAGCTGGGCGGCATCCACCAACGCACGGTAGAGGTCCGGATCCTCGATCGGCTCGTAGGTGACGCCCTCGACTGTTCTTCCAGTTTCTATAAGGTCGTACTGCTGCCCATCCGACAGGGTCAAGGTAAGCCCGGTAATTCTCGCAACTACTCCGGACGGGTTGAACACAAGATTCGCTCCAGTGGCATCGCGGTAAATCTTCCCGTCGTAGGAGGATCGCGCACCGTTGGCCAGCGTGCTCGCGGCATAGAAAATCGAGCGCCCAATCTTGCCGAACAGCTCGGTACTTCCTTGCCGCATGACGTCGTAGGCGGAGGCGCCGCAGTAGCGGCTCGACGCGGTCTGCAATTCCTCCACGGCGTGCCAGTAAGCAGCGTTCGCCATCTCGTTCAGGTCGAACCGCTGGAGCTCATCGATCAACCCCTCGGTGACAAGGGCCGAGCTCATTTCGTGAAGGGTCTGTCGGTGGGCCTCGGGGTTCTGCATTCGAAAGTCGTGGTCGTCGAGGGTCGAGCGCCACTGCTGAAGTCTCAGCGCCTTAGCCTGGTCGAAATTCATGGGTACGGGTTCGCTGTACAAATACTGGTTATATGTACAGTAATCGAGGCGTAGCTATCGTGGCGAGGGGGAGGCGACGAGCAGCAGGATTTAAGCTAGATGAAAGGACCGCTATCGACCCTACGCTGCCGTTGTCGCACGACAGCATGTGTGCTCTTTGTGCCGGCCTTTGCTTTATTGCGATCTGTCTGCTAGCAGATACACTTTTTTAATTTGGCTAACCGGCATAATGTTCCTGACGGCTAATGAACTCAAAAACCTGGTCGGCAAGAAGCTCCCAGCCGGTTGCAATATTTGATCGAACCGCCATTTGTGCGTAAAAGCCCTTGAAGTACCTGGGGTGGTAAGTGTGGAGCCACAGTATCTCTCTCCCCTCCAGGCTGATCACCTTCACTTTAGGCTCCAGCGTCGCAATGACCGCGGAAATACTTTCTATGGCCCACTTAGCCTCGGAACCTTGAGTGACAATCACATCAGGCCTTAGCGTCGCTAGCTCCGCAGGCAAGTGCGACCGGCAGTTCTGGAAAAGGATGCTGTTTGCCTTAGCGTTCTGGGCTTTCCCCATGTTGCATTTCGCTGAGTTGGCATGCGCGAAGTACATTCTCGCTTCACCGATGACGAGGCCTGGAACGAAGCGCTTAAGGATGTACCAAGCAAGTTGGTGTGTCCGATACCAATGCCTAGCCTTGTTGAGACGTGCAAAGTCTCGGGTGAACTCCTCATATTTTCTGACCTGGGATGGGAGCCTTGCTTCAGGGCCGAATTCCTCGTCAGTACTACCTGGATCCAGCGAAAGGAACAGCAACCGCGGTACCGCTCCAGAGGCGTATCCGCTGCTCACGAATGCGGACTTAGCCTCATTGAACTTATCACAGCCCGCACTGCACTGATTCTTATGCCGGCATGTGAAATCTGTGGCCAGTATTCCTTGGCGGCGATAAGTGGACTCCAACTCATCGATCATAAAAATATCCCTTAATCCCTGTCGAATGTTGGTTTTATACACGTCTTCACGATGCTGCGAAGTACTGTATTTTTTTATTTCTAGCCCCCCGTACCGTCATGAAACGGGAGACTCAAGGATTGGTGTCCGACTCATAAATTGCATCAATTCTATCGGCTTATGTCGACGTCTGTTTTTGGCCGATAACTGTCACTCAGGCGTCATTAGGACTGCGAGCGTCAGCTTGATGAACTCCTCATTTTTGTCGATGGTGTCCAGGGCGCCGCGGACGTTGTCGGCGACGTCAGCCGAACCGCGGGCCTCGACCCAATTCGAAAGCTCCATGATGGCGGCTTCGAGGGCGAGTTGGTTTTCGTTGATCTTTTACAGCAGGGAAGGGAGCAGGTCAGAGTTTGGCATCGCGAATCCTCCATGGAAGGGGACAGCTTAGCAGTCAGAAAAAGTATTGCAGGGAGGTATGGTGCGCGTTTGGCAGGACGCCGAGGAAGGGTAGTACTGTAGGAATATACAACGCTAAGTTATTGATTCTTATAGGCGCAAGTGGCGGTTTTTGACTCGATAGAAAACACTACATTTTCCTTATGGATCAAATGCTTGCGTTCGTTTCGTGGTCACCTTGACATGGTGGTTCGCGTACGTTGACGCGCATCATCACTGTGTCAGCCGCAAGCATGATTCTCTTGTGCCAGTATCTGGGAGTATTGTATCGCCTCAATTTAGCAGGCACATTTTGCCTGACACACAGGGGAATCGATAGTGAGCGAAGTCTTAACGCTGGAGGCGTTTCCACATTCCATAATGGTAAAAGAAGGAGAGGAGCTAGCGAAGCAGGGAAGGGAAGCTGTGGAATGGCTTCGGACTTTAGGGGTCTCGACGCCAGCAGACCGTTACCATGGTTATGTGCGGGCTGTTGAAGCTTTCGGAAAAATTCAAGGTGATGACGCCGCAGTAAGAAAAGCAGCAGATTCTTTTGTTAATGCTAATGCCGAACTATATGAACTGATTAGGGTTCGTACAGCTCTCTTGCAGGTCGACTCGCAAGGCTACCTAAATACGCTAAAACAGATATCGCAAGGGCAGCCGTTTCGACATATCGCGGAGAACGATCCTGGGAGAGATTATCTATTTGAGATGTCTATCGCGGCTCGTCTTTTGAATGCTGGGCATGAAGTAGATCTGAATCAGATAGCTGATATTGTCGCTCAAGTTAATGGTCGAAAAATTTACGTAGAAGCAAAGCGGATAAAGTCCGCAAATAAGCTCGCTTCTAGAGTTTCTGAAGCAAACAAGCAATTGAAGAAAAGGTTAGCTCAGGATTCCTCGAGCACCTCTCGAGGGATTGTGGCCGTCAATATCACGGATGTTATAACTCCTAACTGTGAAACTGTCCTTATCCAGTCCGAGCGTAATTTGCGTGATAAGCATTCACGCGTTTTCAATGGATTTATCACTGATAGTCCGGAACCCTTTCATAAGGGGGAGCAGTCGAAATGCTTGGGCGCCTTCATCGAGTCAAGCTGGCAAGGCTGGATCTGGGACGGCGATTCAGATCCAAGGCTTTTTTTCTGTCGCGGTGCTACGTTCAAGCTTTATCGGGTAACTCAATCCGAGAAGGATTACGTTCGGGACTTCATCCCCAAACTTGCCAATCAATTTGGTTGAGATGCTCAGGGTGACAGCCCAGAATACGTGCGCAAAACCTCCTCTGGAGGCCGCGAGTTTCCGTTTGCATAAGCACAAAAAAGCGGATGTTTTGCCACCTTTGAAAGGGGGTGTATCCGTTTTAAATCAATAGGTTAGGTCGCTACCGTCCCCAGCATGGGGTGCTAGGGGTCGAGTGTTCGAATCACTCCGTCCCGACCATATAATTCAAAGGGTTGCGAGATTTTATCTCGCGACCCTTTTTTATTTTAAGTCGTTTTTACCCCTACAAAACCACTGGCTCTGGCTGGAACCTCAGCGGATATCAAGGAGCTGGTTGATGTTCTGTCGCACTATCAGCACACCAATAGAGGGCAGCACCTGCTTTATTTGAGTCGGCGACATTGTCTATGGCGGTTTCGGCGTTCATTGAGCCGGTGATGAATAACCTCAGACTCAAGGCATTTCCGCGTTTAACATTCGTCGAATGGTTATTGATGAACTACGTTCGCTGAGCATTGATAAAGTCTATAAATGCCCTCAGAGGCGAGGGCAGATAGCGTCTACCAGGGTAATAGAGAAACGGCCCGGTAAAGCTTTGCCACCATGGTTCCAGCACCGGTTCAAGTGCCCCACTGTCCAGATAGGGCTGAAGCCAGTCCTCAAACAGGTAGACGATACCCAGCCCATCAATCGCAGCCTGAACAGTCAGGTCCACGGCGCCTCCCACCCTGACAATCAACGGTCCTGTCGGGTCCACGCTCACGGTTTCGCCCTGACGTTCGTACTCCCAGAGCGGCATCGCGCCACTCGGGAATCTGCCCCGCAGGCATGCGTGTTTCAACAGATCTCGTGGGTGCTCTGGTCGACCTCTGGCATCGAGATAAGCCGGTGATGCGGCCGTCGCGAAGCGTTGAAATCGTGGGCCGATGGGGACTGCAATCATGTCCTGCTCAAGGCGTTCATCGTAACGAATACCTGCGTCACAACCTGCCGCAAGCATGTCGACGAAGCTCTCCTCGATCGTCACTTCCAGGCTGATGTCGGGATAGGTTCGCAGGAAAGGGGTAATGATCGACGGCAGCACAAGTCTTGCGGCGCTGGCAGGAACATTGAGCTTGAGGGTGCCTGAGGGGCGGTCACGGAAATCGTTCACCACATCAAGAGCCGACTCGACTTCGCCCAATGCGGGCACGATGCGTTCCACCAGCCTTGCGCCAGCTTCAGTCGGCGCCACGCTTCGGGTGGTGCGATTGAGCAGTCTCACACCTAGCCTGGCTTCCAGGCGTCGCACGGCGTCACTGAGGCTTGAAGCGGATTTACCGCAGGACTTGGCTCCTTCGCGGAAACCTCCTGCGTTGACCACCGCTACAAAGGCCAGCAAGTCTTGAATGTTGGTTTGCAT